CAATCCAGAAACCTCAGCTGAGGTTTCTGGATTGATAAGATTGATTTTAATCTTAGCCATTTTCCCGGTAGTTTCTCCGTAGTTACCACCTCTAAACCTGATATCTTCATTTTCAGGAAGAATATCAGCATAAAAAGAGGAAGGGGAAAATTCAGATACCTGTCCTTGCTCTGAAATGATGCGATAGATATACATCACCTTCATAGCTTTTAGCTGTCCACCATTTAAGATAGCGGTTACCTCTGCCTGCAGCAGGATATTATTTAAGATCTGGTTAAACTCTTCCGGATTCCTATTTGAAAGGGAAGTGTCTTTACGGTTCATCACCCTTCGGGGATTCACCGCATCAGAATAGTATACTCTTTTGTAAAATTCATTTTCCTCTACTCCCTCTGCAGTGATCTTTCCTTCCAGTGGCCAATTTTGTGCCCCGGTCCATATTCTTTGTCCGGAAAGAACGCCCTCATCATTTAAGGTGAAGCTAATGATCGTGTCGTAATACACCAGGTTATTAATTGGAACTTCATTAAGATTGATGTTACACAATCCAAATTCAGCCACATTAACCCTCTCATCGTAATATTCCCCAAAGTCAACCGAAGAACTTTCTGATACTACTTCAGAATAAGGAACCTGAAATTCCGTAGGATCCACTACAGGAGTTATAATGGTATATGTGCTTTCAATTATACTGGAGTTGGCTAATATCACTCCAGGAGTATTTTCTATAATAAGTCCGGCTGTTACATCAGAAGTCAAAGCAGATCCTTCAGAAGAAATTATCTTCTCTGTAATTTCCTGCTCTACACCTTCTCCTGCTCCGGCAGGTTTTCTGCATTTAGCAAATACGATCGCTTCATCTCTGAATGAAAAGAAGCCCAGGTATTTTACAATATCAGCGTTCTGGTAAGCTAATTTACTTCCATCAATAGCGGTAAAAGAAAAAACTCCATTCTTGGAGTAGATTCTACCATTAAGACCTCTGGTGAATGTATTTTTCTTTTCTACATTCTCGGTAAGGTCCTTTGAATTCCCACCTTCAAAAGTATTTAAAGTAGTGAAATTGATACTCATTCTTAGAAGTTTGAAACGATTGATACTGTGTTGGCTGTTCCGGAAACTAAGGCCGGATCCTGATTGATACTTAAAAGCGTGACATCTATTTGACCTGTCTCGCTGGCATCATCTTTTACAATTTTACTTGTAACTTTTACTTGAGCATACCCATTTTCATTTAAATTGGCTGCGGCATTAACTGTCCCATTAGCCACATTTAAATATTCAATTCCATTAACTTCAATGCTAACTTCGCTTTGTTTATCTACAGAAGTTGATGTAAGAAAAGGAGCATTGATTACAAAGCTTAATTCTGCAGTACCTCCCTGATATCCTTTTTTGATATCAATTAAAGTTGTTTCATAAATAACAGGTAATTCTTCAATACCTCCTGCCCCATTATCAAATTGCTCGATAAAGGTTTCTGATGTTTGAGATATACTGATCATTTCAGCTATAGATATAACATTGACTGTTAAAGTATATTCTACAGCTTCAGAAATATTATTTCTTCCGGCTTTATAAGTGATCACTGCATACGGAAAACCACCACCTTCAAGATTTGTTTCATAAATTGCTTCAAGCATTTCTTTTGGTTCCAGCCTTTGGCCTGGTGCCAAAAGAGAACCTTTATGAAATAAATTATTTACTCCGGAGATTGATACTATTTCTATAAATTCCACAGCTCCATTAATTGGAAGTGTAGGAAGTAGGTTTACAGATTGATCATTCAACATTTCTAAAATGATAACCCCGGAAGTCGGCAAGATGCCCAGATCGTTTTCTTTCCAAGTCAGATCTATTTGAGCTTCATTGCCGTACTTCTGAAGGGATTCATCATAGGCTTTAAATTTGACATTCTCAGAAACATAAAGACCGTCTAATGACGGTATTCTCTCAAACTTCAAATTGCTTTCCATTGCGATATCATAAAGCTGATTAATCGCTAATGACATTAAACCAATTTTAGGAGTAACAGATGTGTCTGGTAAACGGGTAATTATGAAATGAGATATTGCCATGGTATTTTATTCGTTTTCTACTGCGGTTGCTCCGGCTAATGTAGGTTTTAATAATCCTTTGATAGCGGTCTGAGCAGCTGCGAATAATGCTGATGCTGTAACTTCTGTAAAATCGGATTCTGTAATTGTTTCGAGTACCGGTTTGAGCATTGGAACAAAAGCCAGGATAAAGTACATCGCGATTGATAACACTACTGTTAACCCAAATGGTAAGGCATTACTTTTTAAAAATAGATTCCAATCCCAGTCAGGAGATTTCCAGTGCTTTTTCGCCTGAACGAAAAGCAACCCTATACCACTAAGTATGGCCGGGAGGAATAATGATTTGACTGCGCTGAAGGAAGTGTCGAGTTCTATCTCTGCTGTTTCCTGGGAGAAGCCGAAGCTTACTGCGAATAATGCGATAAAAATGGTAAGGACTGTTTTCATATTTATAATTATTAAGGGGTTAAAATTCTGTGAGTTTAAATCCGAAGAATGGACCAAAGTACCAACCGTGAACAGGGTTCCATCCACCACCAAGGGAAACTACCCAATGCTTCTTAGGCATTTCAATCACTTGGCCCTCTAAATTTTCGGTAACGATGAACGGATTTGAATTTGTTATCGTTGCGGTAGCCCTTCCTTTCACGTAACCGACTACCAGTCTTTGTTCGTTTGGAAATGAGGGCGAATTTAATTTTACTCCAAATTTGTTCACTTCTCCGCTGATCGAATACCATGGGTGTTGTTTATTAAAGGTTCGTACAAAATCCATTTCTAAAGGCCCCTCTGCATAAGGGAAGAATACTGTATCAAATACAGTTCGGGTTTTCCACTTAATTACCGCTACGGGGTTTTTAATTTTTTCGAGCAAAACTTTAATAGTATCATCCTTCATATAGATCTGCTGGCGAAGCTGTTTTTCTGTACTTACCAAAATAGCTTTCTGAGTAGCCAGTTCTCCATTTTTCAAATTCAAATTGTACTGTTTGCTATTCATAGCCACCAGATTGTTTTCGTACGTTTTTTCAGCTTTAGCTCCATCTGTACAGCTTTCAACATATAAAAGCATAAAAACCACTAATAGAATTAATGGTAGAATCCGGAATATCGTTTGCTTGTAAGTATCCCAATAACTTTTTATTGTACTCATTTGTTTGGTTTTTTAGGTTTCTGCCATCTGGCAGGAATATCTACTCTTGGCGCTGTCATTGTGCTGTAAGTATTTTATAAAACTTTTCAGTTTGTATAATTCTTTCTTTTAAGTGATTAGGTTTCCCTTTGGAATACGCATTTCCTAAATTCACTGCCCTGGAAACAGCAAGTATTGTAGAAGCGTTAACCCGGTCGCAATGCTTCCAGATGTTATTTGCATTGAAGAAAAACAAAGCGCTTTCAAAATAATATTTGGTAATGATCAAGTTTGGATTTTCTACAACACAAGGATCATTTACAAATTCAGCAAAAGCTTCAAAGTTTCCTCTACCGGTTAAGTGCAATGGTCCGTGGCCACGAAATTTATAACCATCACCTGGTTCAGTATTTCCAAGATTTATTCTTCCCCATTCGCCACCATAAATAATATTTCCGATAGCTACCTGATCAGCTCTTTGCTTTGAAGTGCGGCCATATTTTACACAGTCAGCTTCACTTATCCTATGGCGACCGAAAGTCGCCATTAAACCCTCTACACTATAATTCAGGTTTTCTTTTGATTTGGTAAACTGAGAAGATTCGTGAGCACACTGTCCAACATAATGAGCTAAATGCTCCTTTTTAGGAATATTTAGGACCACCTTCATTTTATCTAAGGTGAACCGTCCAAGATCTCCATCAGGACTCAAGCCATTTACTTTTTGAAAATCTATTAGCTTGCTCATTATTACTGGGGATTTTTAGGATTATGTCCATCTGTAGGAGTAGTGTTTCCATACATCTTTAAAATCTTAGGCTCTACAATCCTTTCTATTATTCTGAAAATGGAAGCTTTTTGATTAAAAATATATTCTGAATTTTCTCCAATACTTTTGAATTCGTAGTACCAGAATAAAAATATGGGGATCCTGATTAGTGATTCTGTACCAAAAGACAAAGCCAGAATAAACCATTCAGCTCCTGTAGGGTGATCACTGGTTAAAGCTTTTACTACTAACAGATAACTGAGAAATGCAAAAGATTTAAAGAATACGAAATACAGTTTCTTTATATCAAACTCATGAGCTTTCCAACGCATGGTGTTAAGTTTCCATTCTTTAGTATTTGGCTCATACTGCTGAGAACGACAAAAAAAGATATTTGCTTTCTTTTTGTTTTTCACTACTCCGGAAACAGCATTGGCGAATAGTGTTAAGTGTACTAATAGTAAAACTAAGTAAGTTGTTCCGAACCAACTTTGATCAAGTAGAACTTGTGATATTACAGCAGTACCGCTTATAAATCCGGATGTAATTATTGCGGTGCCTCTATTATTCAGAGCTAATTCTATAAAATCCGTAGTCCAAGTCTTGAAGGCGCAGAAGATAAAGGTAGATTTGAAGTCCATTTAAGGAGTTGTTTTTAGGGGGTAAAACAATATTTTGGGCAAACAGATTAAAGCCGCTTTTCCAGCGGCTTTTCATCTGCAAGTAATAAGAAGAATCTGGACCTTTGTTCCGGGTGTGTGCGGATCCTCTTAGCCAGTACTTCGTGTTTTTCGTCAAGATCCCAACAAGGACTCATTATTTCGTGGGAATGTTTATTGCCAGACTTTACAGTATATAGTTTTCCCATTTGCCTGAGAAACACTATCCGGGCAAGATTGGGATATTTGAGTAGTTCACTGTTAAGCCTGATCACGGATCCATCTTTGGAAACATCACCTAAGAAACCATAATTATCAGTATCTATAAAAATGACTTCCTTAAGCTTATTGAATTCGGGAGTATAATTTACTTTGTAATAAATAGCTCCGTCTTGGAATTCTTTAAGAAATGCTTTAAGGATTTCATCATTTATGTTGATGATATCGTTTTGGTTTCTGGTAAGAGCAGCTGGAAAAGTTCTGCCTGGGAGGTTTGATCCTTTAGCTCTTGCATAAGCAGCATAAGCATCTGCTTCAAGTTGAATTCTTTCTTCGTAGTCAATTTTGACCATTTTTTTAGAAGATTGAGCGAATGAGAGAGAGAAACAAAAAAGGGCGATGAGCAGGGTGAATTTTTTCATCATTTCAGGGGGTGTTAAAATTGGTTAAAAATCTCTTAATTAATACACAATAAAAGTAAACAAAAATATTAACGCTATCACAAAACTTATTTCTCCTTTGAATTCTTTCCACCATATTCTTGGGAATTTGTGATTTAAAACAGTTAATATGCCGTCAACACTGATTTTTTCACAATGATTCATTTTCCTTCTTTTGAAAAGCCAACAATAAGGAGTATGCGGAAAAGAAGCTATTACCAGTAGTATAAACCTTACAGTTCGATGCCAACTGCCTTTATGCTGCCGATGCATTTCGTTTCTGAATAACTGATCAACTCTCCACCGATATGCAAGATTTCCGGCACAGTTATAATTGATATACAGATAATCGTGAAGCATTGCACACAATTCAAGTCTGCCGATATCCGGAAGATCCTCAGTCATTGTCGCACCATCAAACTCAAGAGGGAAGTTTACAAAGTAGTCATAGGCTCCCAGATAGATTGAAACCTGTGCGGAGTTGTATCTCTTCATATTTGTGAGATACTGGCGTATGTGTTCACGGTTTACCTGAAGAACTTCACGGGGCTGATCAAAATAATTATTCTCGCTGTTGAACAGCTTCAGGAAGGGGAGTGATGTTGTCATAAAATGGGAGGATCATAAAGGTTAGGTTTTATTCAATATTAATATCAGCTTCCCAGTCACCGGGAAGAGTGCCGTAATTTTGTCCTGTTTCCTGTTGCTGTTGTAATTCAAAAAATTCTTCTAAGCGTTGCATTACATTTTCATATAGGTTAGCAGAAGAAGCCAAAGGAGCAACCATTTGGTTGTTTTCTATCTGAATAATAACATCCCACAACTGATAAGCTTTAGGGCCTATATCGCAAAGTTTTACAACCAACCCATTTTCATTTAAATAATAGTAATAACCTTTAGGAGTAATTCCATTTTTATCTATCTCAATTTTATCTATAATAATACGGAGAATAATATCAACAGTTCCTCTCAAAGGAAGTTGAGCAGGTACTGTCTTGACTGTTTTGGTTCTTAGTTTTAGCATAGTTATTTTATATTAAATGTTCTCCATTAATTAATTTGTTGTGTATCTCTAAAGCTTGATCATCTGTTAAATCTGTGGTTATTAACACGAATTCATCCAGATCACCCTTCGTTCTTGTGGTAGTTCCAGCACCTCTTACTCCACCTAATGTGTTTCCTGCAATTCCCGGATTTCCAAATGCGCCCATTGCTTTAGTGCTAACTAAAATTCCTTGGAAATAAACTTTATAATGTAAATTTTGGGTGACAGAAAGAATCAGTGTGAATTTATTAGTAAGAGTGTAACCCGTTACTAAAACTTGATTTGAAGACGGACTCCAAATATCTATAACCATTCTGTTAGCTCCCCCTGAATTTGCTCTTACTGAAACATAGGGAAAACCTCCTGCGTTTAATTCTAAATTCCTATACTCCGCTAAAGTGTCTGTCATTTTTCCAACATAAGCCACAGCGAAATTTGTTGGATTATTAATTATGGTTTGCGGTAAAGCTACTGATCCAGTTCCGGGAAAATTCAAGGATTTATTAACCAGTACATTGTTTACATAATTTAATCCTGAACCTTGAAAACTTGAGTTATCAAAATTTGAAAAACTATCATTCAGATTGTCTTCAAGTTTAAGATACATCGCGATTTTACCTGTGGGGTATAATTCTGTTGAGGCTGTAGTAATTGAAACAGTTTGTAAATCAGATTTACTTTCAAAAATATCAACTTTTTTACAAGTTATTTGATAGGTAGTATTTAATGTCAACCCTCCAATAAACCTATTAACTTTCACATCTGGTCTTGCTACTCCATCAACTTTAACTTCTGTAAATCTTACAATTGAATTAACACTACTATTATCATCAATTAATTGAATTGAAGTACCATAAATACTGCCAACATTTGAAACTGAAAATTCATTAGGCGGGGTTATAAAATCAGGAATTACACCGCTATAATCAATATTCGCCAGCTTTGTAGAACGCGCATAAGCTAAATCCCCTTCCTCTGCTCCAGCGTTCGAGGTTTGCAGGAAAATATTAGCCCAAATATTTACTCCATTAGGGCAGTTACTAAAGTGGTTATTATTACCAGTTGTACCTCCAATTTCAATAGCCTCTGGAATAATAATATTTTTAGCACCTCCAAAAATTGGACTGGAGCTTCCTGCATTTGTGTGATATTTATATTTTGGTAAATAAATAAGTTCAGCATTGGTTCCTCCAAACGGATGGAAATTCTCCATATACTGAGAATTTCTAAATAAGGCTCTTTTTAATCCTGAATTCAAAAACATTGATTGTCTTATTACAATATCATTTTGAAATTCAGCCCTTATAAAATTGGAAGCACCCCAGAAAATATGGGTTCCAGTACTTATACACTTGCCTTCTGAAGTTTCAATAAAAGAAGTAATACTTAAATCATCCTTAAAGGCATCATTTGGGATTGAATAATTCACATCAATCTTAGCTTCAATGTTAGTTCCTTCAATATTAAAATAAGAAATGTTAGAACTTGAAATATTTAATTTCGCAGCTAAAGTCTCTTTATTAGGAATAGAAGTTGCCACACCTCCTATAAAGGTGTTTGGGGTAAGATTACCACGCTTTCTACCATATTCAAAAAACTGTATAGGATTCATATTATACCGCGTTTGAAATTCTTAATGAAACTACATTACCTACAACAGAAACAGTGGCGGTACTGCCTACTGCCCCATTTAAAACTGCCGTTGCATCAACAGCTCTTATCGTCTTTCCTGAACTTGCTAAAAATGTAATCGCTCCTGTTCCCTCCTTTTGATAACTCGCCACAAAATTTGCGGTGGCTCCTACTGTGATATTAATTGCATTTGTACTGTTGGCTATAAGCACGTTCTTTCCATTCTGTGAATATCCTCCATCGCTTAATGTTTCAGAAGTAAAAGAAGTAGTAGTGGTCTTGGTTACTTGTGTTGGTTCTGCTACTGTAGCTGAGGGGGTATCAATCCATTCTATTGCACCACCAGCTAAAGTGCGTGGCATCTTTCCTGCTGTAGTAGGAGTAACCCACTTTGTTAAATGATTAAGAACATTCTGCCCGTTGGTTGTTACCCAAGTTGAAGCGTTGTCATACGCTGTTTTTAATGCTGTGGTGAAAATAGCTGTGATGCTATCCAACTTATCTTTATAAGCTGTAGTAAATTCTTCAGTTCCAGCATTACTTAAATACTTTGTACGAATGCTTTCTGCTGTTTCTCCGGCAATAGTTCCTGTAGAAGAAACCCATCCTTCCTGGGCATCCCATATATATCTCTTAGCTGGTACTCCTGCTCCTGCATCAACATCAGCATACCAACCCGCTTGACCAGATGGCCACGCAGTATTTAAAGCTGTAGTGTTTAAAAAGGTTCCTTTGAATTTGGTACCTTCCATCGTAGCCAGCTTGTCTTTTTCAGCCTGGGTATAGTTAGTATCTGAAAGACCTTTTCCAGCCACCTTATCTACCTTCGTATCAAGTCCAGACTGCAATTGGGCTGGTGTCACATAATTACCTGTAGGTTGTGGAGCTGCTACGCCTCCGGATAATTTTATATTGTCCAGATAAAAACCATAACCGTTTTTAGTAGGAGCAAAAGTTAAGAACCTGATCTTAGTAACATTCACAATTAGTGAAGCTGGAATCTTGGCAATTAAATTTTGATAGGTACTGGTGTTCGCTAAATCAAACGTAGGATCATCCTGTAGATAAATAAATTGAAAAGAGCCCTGAGCATCTGTACCATGGAATTGAATTCTATGAGTAGGGTTTTTCATTCCTCCATAGCTTCCAGGCTTTTGCCTGAAATCATAAAGCATTCTTTCGTAATTGGCTATAGGGAATGGTGCGGCTGGTATAAATTCTACAGCATCGTATAATTGAAGGTTTGTACCTTCAATTACTTTAGTGCCTAAAGAAGGAATAGTTTGAGCAGCCAGATTAAATCTGGTACTTGATGCCGGATAATTTGAAGTATTAAATTCTCCGCCGGCTACCTGAGTATTTTCATTATAGACTAAAGCAGAAGTTACTCCCGAAGGTTGAGTAGTAGCAGCTTCTATAATTATAAAAGTACCTTCAATTTGAGTGGTAGGATCTATCGCTGCCTTAATCGGGTTTGCTGCTGGTCCTTCCGTAAGAGCCAAAATATCTCCAGTATCGGTTAAAGCATATACAATGATCGTATCATTAGTAGCATCAGCCGGACCGTGATTAAACCTCTTTTTTAAAGTAAATGTATTTCCATTTATAATCCAGGAAGCTGTAACATCATATTCGTGGTTTTGAACGTGAGCTACATCAATACTAAAAACTTTGTTTTCAAGTGATGTATTACCACCTCCCAATAAAGCTACATTTAAAAATGGACGCAGATCAGTACCTATTGTAAGTGCGTTATTTGGATCCCAGGAAACCTGACTATCACCTTTAATATTTACAATATCATCATCACCAGTAATGTGATAAACTTTATTGAACATATATGATTCAACAAATCTGTTCGCTCCAAAATATCCTTTGGCAGTTACTATTCTTGGATTCTGAAGGAAATAACTTAAAGTAGCCGGATCATATTCATAGGTTTCATAATATGCTCCATGATCCCAGAAAATATAATCTATCAATCCTGTAAAGACGATATCTGAAAAGTAAGCATCCTGTTGAGATTTTGCAGCAAAAGCTACTTTACTTGCTACTTTAAAATCCTGAAGCGTAGGATAATCATCAAGATTTACATTAAGGATTGTATTGTTATCTAAAATTTCACTTCCAAATTGACTTGTTTTGATTACATAATTATTGAAAGTTCTTACAATAGATACTCTTGTTGGACCATTAGTGTTCCATCCTCCTGCAGATCCTGGAGCAATTGGAGCAAGTGGAGTTGCATCTATAATTACCTCTTCAGTCATTTGACTAAAGTTTCTTACCAAGGCATAATTATACTTTCCTTGACCAGATAATGTAGCCATTGTTCTAACTACCGAAAGAGTATGCTCATAACCGGTAACAGGATCTACCCAAAAACCGATAACAAGTGCCATCCAATCATCATCACTGTTTGGAGAACTGAATGTGGCTTCAAAAGTATAATTAGAAAATTCCCTTGGAGAAAGGAAACCTGTATAAGGATCGTAATTCTTAGATAAGAATATACGATCGTTTACAGAGTCATAACCCCAAGCTGTTCTATTGTAAAATTCATCTGCAGTAAGTAACTGAGAAGGAATATTGATATCGGTGTTTAAAGCCGGGAAATATGGTGGAGATACATATTGTGATGGAGCGTGTTTACCATTATGGTGAGAAAACATTTGCCAGCTTTTAAATACTTCTTCAAGATTTACAGCTGCAGTAGAAGCTACTACATATTCTTTTTCAGTTTGAACGATAACACCTCTACGCATCATCCAATCTGGAACAACTTCATTGGTTCCCTCTTCAGTAATATAATAGATCTGATCTTTCCTTCCAGGAGGAAGAATCTGTCCAAGTGAGGGGAGATTTATTAAGTCATTATAATTATTTGTAATTGCTACTTTTGACAGATTCAATATCAAAGTATCTCCCTGAAACAGATCTACGGAACCATCAGGATTAACTACGGCAGAATTTTGATATTGTGCAAAGCTTACTTCGTGAACAGTATTATCTGTTTCAACCAGGAATAAAATATTTGGATCCACAAGATCCCAATAGAAATCATCAATATTTATATCGGTATCTGCAGGAAGTAATGGAGTAAGGTTCAAGGAAACTTCCTGAACGATACCAGCTTCATTTTGGTACTTCCAGATTATAGTGTTTGGATTGACAGGATCTATTACAGGCTGTACTAAAGCTGTAAGTGTTTCAAATATCTGCTGAGCGTTTACCGCAGCAATAGCTTTCCTGTTAGGGTAAGTGTTGAGGTCTTCTACATTTACTACAGCTTCAGCTGCTACTTCCCAACTTTGAGTAAGTTCAATATTATCTGACCTTCTTATTACAGCTGTCCGTGTAGTTCCTACCGTTGAAACTGTAAATCCAGAAATATATACATCACCTGCTTCTGGGGCCGGGGCTGCAGTAGTAAGAATATAATTTGGTTTCAGGTTTACATTCTCCCATGGAAGAAGTGAAAATATAGCTTCATTACTTTCAAGTCCGGACTGAGTAGAAGTAACTGTAAATTTAAACTGCAGATCTTCTTCTCTTATTCCTGTTCCGTGAATAGCTATAAGATCGCTGAGGTTATTGGGATCCAGAAAAACTAAAACTCCTTGCCAGTTATCAATAAGCCTTCTTCCAAGGGCAAGCTGTTCTGCTATAATAGCATCAATGCTTTGAGTGAATTCGTAAAGTACGCCATTGTGGATGGCGTACTTATCTTCGAGAACTATCCCTACATTTTGAGCTGTGATCGCATTGAAAGTATCTCCAATGTTTAAAAGAATTTCACCTCCCTGCAGCAGTGGCAAATAAGGAAGACTTATTAATTTCACTAATCCCGGGTTTCCTTTCATAGGATCCACGAACATATTAGTGAACGAGTCAGAATTAAACTGGAAAACTTGAGTGTTTAACAGTTTTGAATTTCCTTTTACTGAAGGTCTGTATATACTACCCTGCGATATCGCGTTTAATTTTGCCATTTTAATTTACCCAATTACCGTTAACAGAATCCCTTACTGAGAAGTACAATACATCGTGATTGAAGTCGCTCTCATTCCAGGCTATATGAATTAATTCTCCAGCATCGAAATTTGCTTTGAATAGAATTTCTCCGAATTCAAGTTCGATGCCCACTTCTTTCCCTTGATAGAACCATTTCCCTTTATTATCGAATTTCAATCCATCCAATCTCACTGCATCCATAAGATCATTCTCAGTATCGTTGTAAGGTGCCGGAGCTCCTTCAACAAACATTGCCCAAGTGATAGGAGTAGTGAATCCAGATGTAGTGTAGAAAGTGATATCGTCGATTGTTGGGGGTTGATTAACTGGTTCAGTTGGATCTGTAGGATCAGTTGGCTCATTAGGATCAACTACGATAGGTGGTTCGTAAGAACCATTACCATCTGTACCTCCGCCACCATCACCAGAACCACCTCCACCGGGTGCGCCTGTAGCTGGTCCTGTATATCCTCCGCCACCGCCAGTAGTTCCTCCAGGATCTACCACAGAAGTAAGAATGCTTTCAGGGACTTCACAGAAACATCTTTCTGTTTCAGAATAAAGTAAAGTGTCTCTGGAAGACCAACGAAGCATTGAAGCAGCTCTGGACCATTCCTCTATTGTAGATGGCCAGAAATCATCACCACGAGCTTCACCTATTCGATCATGGTAATACTCTTCCATATCTTTATAAGTGGCTCGGCTTCCTTTGTCGTTGAACCTCTTTGCTCGATATAAATACATAGATACTCCTGAGGCGACAGCCTCGAAGTGGTTTTCCGTGGTAACCGGGTTTCCTTCTCCATCAGTCAGTAGGGTGTAATAAAGCAGTGAAAAACCAGTAATTTTATGACCTTTGCAAAAGAACATCCAGTTTCCTTGTATACGGTAATCTCCGGGGCAGACCTGATCCTCTTGGCACATTCCTATTGCTTCAAGGTGGACCACATCATTTGGAAGTTTTAATTTGTATTGATAGCCATCAAAAAGAATTGTTCCGGCTTCTACTGAATATTTAACCCGGCGAAGTAATACACTTCCACCGTACCCTATCTCGTGCTCAACTCTATAGATCAGTCGGCGAATTTTGGGGAGTAAATTTCTAAGGCTGGTTATTCCGGTATCGTCTTTAATTCGTTCCAGAATATTTTCAAAAGGCACTATGTTAGAGTACATAAATAGAGGGTTTTATTATCCTTCGCCTTCCTAAGTTCCTGGTTAAAGATAGGTAAAAGATCCTTGTTAAAATTATTAACATAAACTTTTTCGATATCAGGTATTCTATTGGACGAACCGGTTAATTTTTTGATTGAAACGAGATAGTACATTTTCATACTTGGCCTAACAAACCAGAAGAGTCCGAGAGCATTATTACCTCCGGAAATTCTCTTTTCAGATTTTCCTTTGGCCATAAATCTTACCCATTTTGGATATGTTACTTTTTTCATAAAACCACCCAAAGGAAAGTATATTGGAAATGGCTTCATATAGAAATCCCAGAAGTACAATTTCAGATACTCCAGGACAATTTTTTTATATAGGGAAAGTGAAACAGGTTTAGGCCTTTTGCGTTTGGTCTTTTCCCCAACGCAAAAAAGAGAAGGGGCGTACCTTCTCTTTTCGTGCTCGAATTTTTCATACAAAGCTCCGATGTTGATTACCTCAACTTCAGAACTCCTGGCTTGTATCTTGTGCCTTCGCATCGTTTCTTAGATCTGCTGTTTCATCAGATTTTACTCTAAGAAACAAGTTAAACTCTCTGGCATTCACAGAATTTATCAAGTCCTCTACTAATTCGTCTGGGAGGGGGTAGGGGGAGCTGGTAAAATCATAACCTGGTTCATCATCCGGATCTACTAAAACTGCCTGAACATTTATAGGGATTGTAGATTCAATGGCTACATTTCCTAAAAGGTTCACTACAGTATTCAATTCAGATCCTTCAAAATTATCAAGTTGGTTCGGTTGGTTTAACCCGGGGGAAAGTACCATATGATTATTTATAAATTTAATCAATGGGTGATGGCGGTTAAACCTATCTTTTCTGGCATTACGCCAAGATTCAGAATTTACTACAGAAACAGGGTAGCCTTGAATATCTACCATAAATCCAAAGTTATCTCTGAACCGGTGTGTTTTTGGTAACATAGGAGATAGAAACTCCCCTTCAGCTTTAGCAGTAAAGGGAATGGCACCCAAGTACTGGAAAACCTCATCAGGGAGTTCTGCTCCTTCAGTATATGATCTAAATAGCAATTTCCCTCGGTGTATCCGAAGGAATGCTCTAAGTAATCTTTCATTTGCCGGATCGTCCTGGTTGAATTCTCCACCGCGAACTATATCCCAGATGCTATAAATGATATCTTCTTCCGTTCTCATTATTTGCTAAATTTTCTAAAAGCTTCCTGCAGCTGATAGTTGGATTGTGTTCTTTGATCTCCAGTGCTGTTAAACAATCTGGTAACAACGCTCAGCATAATCTTTTCAATAGCTTCGTCCGGAAGGTTTACGACTCTCACTTCTTTATTGGCCACAGTTGCAAAACTTGGCTTTTTACAATAAGTGATCTTTAAAAATTCAGGAATGTTACCTGTCCCGGAGTCTATCTGGAACAGGTTGTTTTCCTGCAAAATAATTGGGTAGTGTTTAGTTGGCCTTTTATTGGGATTTAATACAGCCGCACTATATTCACCGTGTCTAAGTAGGTCAGCTCTCCTGCAGCGAGTGTTATCGTCATAAAGGACATCATAGCTCACTAATCGGAAATACTTCAAAGGAAGGGCTGCAATCCATCGTGTGGCATCATTAGGATCCTTAGCGATAGGCAGCTTCCCATTCGTAATAAGTGGCCGAATATCATCGACCACCTCTTGCGTTTTTTCAATTTCTTTCACTCTCTCTGCTACAAAGTCCAGAGTACAAGTATGAAAGTAGTTCAATAAAACCGGCAACGGGAAATAGTCGGAACCCATTTTGTCGGTAAATTGCTTTAATTTACGATCGACTTCTGATAGCTTATAGTCCATTGCCGGAGTATTAGGGGGATAGGGGGTTTATTAAATTTCAGATTTCAGTTTCTTATACAGCTGGCTGGATAGCTCAGCATAAAATTCTGGATCATTTTTAAAGAAACCTATAATGCTATCAAAAGAAATTCCAAGGCCATTTCCATTGTAACGGTACATACCATCACTTACAGAAACAATACCTGTTCTAACCATTTCTTTGATCTCATAAGTGTACTTGGCATTCTCGATATTATCAAGGATCCTGTTCACTTCTTTAGCATTATCGTAAGAAGATCTTACGTGGTTTTTCAACTTACTACGAAGCTTGGAAATTTCAATCTCCGGCTTAGTGATCAGTCTTTCATCACGGTAATCTAAATGCAATGCAGATAATATGAATCTCAGCTTTTCAAGGCTGAAAGCTCCTTTACCTGAATCGTCAGCAATCTTACCGATTAATTTATCGATGTAGTCTTCTTCTACAAGATCTACAACACTTTGATGGTCTAAATTCACAAGGGTAATCCTTGGGTTTTTGTCCTTACGTTCAAAATATCTGCTATCAGCTTTTGTTTGTTCCTGTAGAACTCCAACCAGTGGATGCCCTACAAGGAAATCTATGATAAGCCTGTGAGAAGGATTTCTGGAGTCAAGATTGGTTACTTGCTTTTCGATCATATAACCGGCAAGTCTTTGACCATTCACGTTAACCAGGCATCGTTCTTTTAATGTGATTGCATCGGGATAATCACCTAACATACGGCCGCTGAAACCTTCAACGCCTAAGTCATTAACCAATGTGTACTTTAATTGCCAAATACCATCAATGAGCCCTTCCGCTTTCATTACTGGTACATACTTTTCTGTTGTTTCCATATACTGATTTGAATAATAAAAAGGCTACCCGCGTAGTGCGGGTAGCCTAAATTTAACTTAGAAAGTGAATGATGTTGCTTTTTGAGTAGCAAGTGTATGACCTACAAGGTCTCCACCAGCCCAAGCTGCAGACGCTTTCAAGATACCACAAGAGCGAGTATCGTAAAGAACTGCCATAAGCTCAGAAAGCATATGGATAGAACATCCATCAAAACCAGAAGAGGCAGAGTTACCATTCTCATTAGCTGGGTTGAAAGAAGTCATACCGTCTACAAACTTACGTTTGAAGCCTCTGTCTTGACGAGAGAATACTTCAAAGTTTGGCACACCATCCACAGGAGTAGTGTTCAAGATGTAGATGTTTCCAGTACCTACCAATCCACCATTTGTTGGGTATAACCCTGGGTGGTTGAATAGTTCGTCTTCGATAAGTACAAACTTGTTTCCAAGGTACTCATAGGTAGTCACTTCGAAACCAAGAGTCATGTTCTGACCAGTAGTAACGTTGTAAACAATGTTAGACGCTCCACCAGCGGTAGAGTCATACTGCATCAACTTTTTCATACCGGCATCAAAAGCAGTACGGCCGATACGGTCAGTAATTGCTAAAAATGTGTTTCCGGAAGAACCTTCAGGAGATCTTACCGCCAATGTGTTGGTGATAGCCTCGATCATTGTATGAGCCAAACCGTTGTTTGGGTTATAATCGAAAGTGGCGTTATCCTGAATTTCAGGAATCCAACCGTTTCCGATTACCGGCGCAGCAATACCAGACTCTTGTTGGAATCCATCAAGAGTAAGTTTGTTGGTACCGTAATTCTCATACCAAGCGTGAGAGCTTGGATCCATAGAAGAACGAGAGAATCTAAGAGCCTGCTCATTCAACATTCTGAAGATACGCTCACCTCTTAAAACTTCAGCGAATTCCCAAGCAGAGTTGGACTGATCACCACCGTTGTAGATGTTAGCGATTTTCTGCTTCTGAGCAGAACCTGTCATTGTAAGGGTGTAACGAGTAATGAAAGAGTAGTTAATTCTCCATTTGTTTCTCGCAGTCCTTTGGTAACCTTTCAAAGATCCCTCTCCGAAAGCAGAACCACCTTCACCGAAAACTACACCATTGGCGAAGTCTGTTTCAGCAAAAAGGGCCTTGTTACCGATAGTCTTACCATCGTACACGAAGTGATCTCCAGTACTGGCTTTTCTACCTGGACGGGTGATGATCACGTTCAAACCAAGACCGTTTCCTAATGGAATCTTGTCGTTAGGGTTGTACTTATCACCGAAAATACCATTCACTGGATCGTGCTGAACAGAAACAGATATCAAAGTATCAGTCTCAATAGTCAACGCTGTTTTCCCATTTGCATAGGTAACTCCAGCTAAGGCCGTCATGTTAGGAGTCGGGTTTGCTCCGTCGTGCCATCCACCTACAACCGCTTTACCAAAAGAGTATGCCGGTAGGATATCCATACCTTCATAAGAAATTCGGTAAGCATTGTCGTTGATAGAAGTGTCGGAATTCGACTTCTTCATTTTTCCTTTTCTTACTCCCTGGTTCACACGTCCAGTGTAATACATCCAAGATTGGAACTTGTTGTATTTTTTGAAAAGGTCGAAAGACTTTCTTTCGATTTCGAAGTGTTTCTTCATCAACGTGGTCAATGAATTAGCTTCAGTGTGGATTTGAGGGTTGAAACGCTCTTCAGCGCCTCTTAATAGTAATCCCATTTTTTAAAGATTTTTTGTTGTTAAATTGTTTTTCAAAAATCTTTAACCTCATTACCATTGGGCTGTTCAGTTAAAGGGGGGCAATATGACTTTGGCTTCTGTGTCGTTGGCTCTTCCACCATTATCGGGCAAACTTATTTTCCTGGTTCTTTATCTGACAATAAAGATCCAAGTAATCCTTTGGAACCATCTGAGCCCCCAGACGTGCCTCTTTTTTGGGCCTTAGTCATGGGCGAACCAGAATCTTTACTCTTAGAGTCGAAATCTTCGGTGGCCGCTTTTAATCCATCACTAAATGTTAATCCGGTTGCTTTTTTGTAAACCTGAGGTTTATATGCCAGCAACACAGCTAACTCTGCTTGAGCTTTTTTATCAGATCCAAGTTTCCTTAGGAACTCACCAGAACTTACATCTTTGTAAACCTGAGAAAGTACTTTCTTTTCGGTTTTTACACCGAAGTAATCTTTTTGAAATATTTCAGCCAGGGTAGATTCAAGAACCTCCCTGTCTGTTTTTTCAGCTGCAGCTTTCGCCTCAGCTCTTTGATTGTCAATAGAAGTCTTTTTGTTAAGGGCCGGAGAGATCAACTTATTGTTGATCTCATCCCTTAAATTTTTCGCGTGAAGAGATATTGTTCTGGAATCGATAAGGTCCTGAACCTGATCTTCGATCTCAGCGGCAACTTCCTCATCATTGATATCCTTACCTTTTTGAATGGCAATAGTTTCAAACTGCCTGCGCATTAAAGGTTCATCATCAAGTTTTACAATGGCCGTAAACTGATCAACAGTATCTGAAGCAGTTTGATATTCATCTTCTTCAGCTTTGGCATCTTTTGGATCAACAGCATCTTTCTTCAAAAAGTCTTTCAGTTCCTGAGCTGTTTTGAAATCGGTATCGAGTTTTTTATTGAAACTTTTCAGTTCCTCATCGGTTATTTCATCTTCTTCCTCTTCCTCTTCACCAAATTTCAAAGTTTCCGCTTTTTCTTCTTCCTCTTCATTTTCTTCTTCCTCTTCAGCGTCTTCAGTATCTTCGGAACCTTCTGAATCACCCCGGAATAACTTCTGGGCTAAATCATCATCAGCTTCCTGCTCATCATTAAGATTAGAACTAAAAAGTTCATTCTCATCAATTCTGTTTTCGTCTTCTTGTGTTTCTGTTGCCATTTATGTAAAAATTATGTTAAACAAATCTATATAAAAAATTCTTATCATTCTGATGCTGAGGTCTGTTTTTGTGCGGCAACCTCTAATTCAGCTGCTTTTATCTTCTCTGCGGAGGTTACTTTTAATCCCTCTGTCAGGGCCTTATTGTTAGCGTAAATAGTGGCTACAACTTTTTCAGTTTCATTGCCTTCTCTGGCCTTCAACATATCCTGATCTCTCAATTCTTTCTCTGCAGCGGCTTGTGCTTCAGCTTGCTTAGCAGCATTTTCAGCAGCTTCAGCACGAAGTTTCTCTAAAGCATTAAGCATTCTCTGGAATACAGCTTTTTTCTCAGAAGCAGATTCTCCCTCAAAAACTTCAATCAATCCCATTATCATATCTGGGGCAGATTGTCCGGCATTACCCAGGGCAACTTCAGCTGCGGCATCAATACGATCAGAGGCCTCTTTATCTTTCCTACCATCGGAAAGATAAAGTCCGTAATCAGAATCAAAGAATTCCTTGAACATCTTCATGAACTTGGTCTTCATTTCTCCGAAAACGAATTGAATCAATTCACCTTCTTCATAATCATATTTGCCTTTCATTATCACAGCTTCGCACAGAGCCTGTACAAAATCATCGAAAGGACCATAGATTATTTCTGTTCTGGCAGTACTTCCGCGGATAGCTTTATCTGTACCGGTAGCAGTTTGATACTGCCCGATCTGTCCTTCCCTCTCCGGAGAAATACCAACAAACTTTGCAGCAAGATCTTCTATAATGGCAAGTCCATTAAACAAATCCTGAATAGATCCCTTTTGAGATAAGTCAAGGGAAGTAAATTGGTTAAAGGTGTGCTTATTGGATTTTTTCTCTGCAGAGTTAATGATCATCAACTTATCTTTTTTGATGTGATGCATTACCCTGTTCAATCCATTTTCATAGGATCCTTTTGAAAATGCTTTCGGAGTCTGGGCAGCATCGTACACGAGTACCCGGCTATTTCCCGCAGACTTTAAAGCAAGACGTATTTCAAAAAGAACCTCCGAAGCAATTTCCTGCAGTTGATATAATTTAGCAGCTACAGATTTTATGTGAGAAGTACCGGTAGTATTATCCCTGATAATTGATATTACAGGAAGTTTACACTCATACGGATTTAGTTTGGTAGAATATCTGTGAGGCATTAACCCCCAATCCAGGCAAATATCTGGACCAATCATAATACAGAAACGTGGCATTTCGCCATCGATATGTTTTACGGTATCTGTCTTGCGGATCTCCTTTTCACTTTTCAGTTTTCGGTAAACCTTTTCTCCAGTTTTTTTGTTCTCGGCAATTTTAATGGAAACTCTTTTTCTGGACTTCCACATTGCGTTAACCACTCTGATACGGCCAACCTTATTTGAAGTCTGGAACCATCCATTAGCTTTAGAAGTAACTCCCAGAGCTGAAGAGTCCATATCTCCCTCGGTAGGAGTAGATAAGGTTTCAAAGTGTTTTTTTATTTTAGCTTTTTTATCTGCATCTAAAGTGAAGCTGTTGTAAACTTCATTTTCAGTAAGCCAATAATTCTCAAAGAAATATTCGTGATTCGCCTGTACAACACTGTAAGGATCTATATCGTAATCGGCATCTAAAGGATGCACGTTACGAGCTGTAGTGTAACCGTGCTTTTTGTCAAGGATCGCGTGGCATCTATCAGTAATACAGTAATTGATAAAAAGCTGAGGTAGCTTTTGCTTTTCCTTGCGAACGTCCAGGAATAATGAAAGCAGATTGTCCGCTACTTCCTCACCCAACATTTTGAAGTCTTTTTCAAAGAATTCTTCAATGTCTTTTGGTAATGGAACTTCAGGGTTTTCAGTTTCCGGAGTATACCCAAGATCTGCCTGCATCTTTTTGGTAAGATCCCGCATAATTTCTTCGCTGATCAGCTTTAGCTTTTCCTCGAATTTTGCGTTCATAGACTTCTTATCCACTACATAAGCCTTTCTCCGGATTGGACGTAACAGATATTCCCCAACGATCTGTTCCACCTTATTCTGAATAAGTGGGTAAACTACATACTCAATCCCAAGGTCAGTACCATTAGGACAGGTAATAGCTTTTATTTTTGCCTGTTCCTCAGGACTCAACTCGCAGTTGTAGGCCCTGTAGTACTTGAGCATATTTGCTTTCTCGCTGTTATAATCTTGTGATAAAGAGAATTGAGCATACTGCAGCGGGTGTAACATATGCCATACTTCATCCTTTTCTGTTTCAGGAATGGTTTGATCGGGGAGAGAAAGAAGACTCATTTTGTGATAATTTTAAGTTAAAAGTATTAATTAATATTCATATTCCGCTTATGCTCTTCCAGAATGAATGCGAAAGTATCATTCCCATACTTGGCCATTATCTCATCACGTTCCTCTTTTACTTTCTGTACAGCACTATTTTTAGATTCCTGGTATTGGCGTTTTTCATCACCTTCCAGATCATATTCCGGATCAAATATTGATCTCGACTCATTGTAATCATAAGGGTTATTATCCCGGTAATCTTCAGCGTAACTTTTAAATTTATATTCTCCATTCTCAATTACCCAAGTTCCCATATCATCGATAATATCTCCATCTCTGGAGTCTTCATCAATACCATCGGAAATTTCACCAAACATTTCCAACTTATAGAACATACACATTGCATAAGCAGAACCTAAATCCGAGTTCTTATCACCGAAATCAATAAGGTGGTCTAAGATCTCTTCAAACCAAATATTGTTGAAGTTCTGGTTCACCTCTTTTTTCATTAGCCTGGTGGCAAAATTGAAAGCATACTGGTTCGGCATTTTTAAACCATACTGGTTTACAGCTCTGGAATTATAACCGTGCTCCCCAAGATCTGGCCGAGCTTTCAAATGCTTCTCTCCATTGATATCAAGGAAATAATTTTTTATGGAAATTTTGGTATGCTCCAGTAACATTTCAGAATCGTAGTAGACAGATAGCCTGAAAGTATTTGAGTAAAATTCATCGTCATTATCTGAGCTTCCCCTATCAAGGATATATGCTACTGGTAAATCAAATTCTTTATTTGGACCACTGAATAATCGATATACAATAGTTGCCCCCAGCGATCCTGTTCCTTCGATCACATCATCATCATAACTATCACAACCAATAATATCCGGATTGAATGGTAATCTTGAGTGGTCGATAGGATCCAGGATTTTTTTAATAGTTCCAAACTTCTCATTCTCCATAAATTTTATTGAAGAACCTCTGTTGAAATGTATCTTATCAATTTCCTTTAAATCTTTTGCCCTGGAAACAAGCATTTTTGTTTGACTATCCTTAGGTACCCATTCCAAAGTTCCGGTTACGATTGGATAAGGACAATTTTCTAAATTGTTCTTTTGAGCATTAAGCTTTTTACGGTTTAATAAACCTCCGGAGTTTTTAATGAAGATATCAGACTCTTTCAGCGGATAGGATTGAATGTGTTTTACATATCCTTCCGCTCCCTCTTTTTCAGCACGTTCTTTTAGAATGTGCTTCAAAGCAGCCTCTTTGTTTGTACGTCCGGTTTTGAAATCAAAGAATGAAATCTTCTTTCCGGTTTTTTCATCAGCAACACCATCCCCAGGATAGAAATCTGTAGAAGAAACGAATATCTTCTTCAGGTTATATTTCTCCGGGTTATCCCACATAATTTTATAACCCTTGGATCCTTTTTCAATTTCTCCACCGGTACCATAAATAAGCGGAGTTCCAAACTGATCAGCTCCGTTTCTAAAACAAGGTTCAGTCGATTTGTAGGCAGCAATGATATCATCGAACAAACCGGCTTCCTCAAATACAGCCATTGAAAGAGTCTTACCCTCGAATCCTGTTGGCTTGGCATACATCGTCTTCATATACATTGAAGACATAAGGCCACCCTCTTTCTGCTGTTTGTTCTCGGTATACCAGTAGCTTAAACGAATTTCATCTTTGTTTTTTACACTGGTAGCTGCGCGATATTCTTCGCGAACATTGTCAAGGATATACCGAACTTTCTCATAGAAATCCTGAGCTTTATCATCCTGTCCGGCAGCTACTCCAATCCTGTTGCCTTTGTAAAAAAGCAATTCGTATGCGCAAGCAGAGGATCCGAACCAGGACAATCCCACTCGACGTGGCTTACCTATGATCAGTCCATACATTCCACGCTTGGCATCATCCAGCGCATTGTACAAAACCCTGTCAAGTTCCCTGTAAAAAGGAGAACCCATAGTTTTCCGAGTTGCCCCGGGTTCCATGAGTTCTATATTACAGTTATTCAGGTAAAAATAATGCACCCCTGTTATCGACGGCATAAATGGCTTAGGCCGATATCCAGTAATACATCTGAGATCTTGTAAATCCCAGAAATCATCGTATGCTATAGTCCCTGGATTATAGTCAGGAATCTCCATATGAACCAATGGTTTATAGAGATTACTGTCAAATTTATTCCAGTCAATGTTAACTTGCATATTGGGGGGCATTTAAAAAGGTAAAGACACCGGCTCTTTCGAACCGATGCCTCTACAGGAAACAAAGAAGGATCGTAATCATCATCGTTTTTCCTTATAAAATGAGTTTTTCTTCTCTATTTTCTGCTCAAGCCTGGATAGCTTATATCCATTTCTCACAGGAGATTTTTCATAAACATCTTTACCTTGAATTATTTTTTCATATTCTTTGATATCATTGTTTACATCTCGGAGACTGGCAGCTACATTTTTCGGATTTTCAAAAAGGATTTCTTTTCCATTTTCATCCTTAATCCCTTTATTATATTTTTCTTCAGCTTCTCTAAGCCGCTCCATCATAGTGACTTTTCGCTGGTAATGGATTTTTCCTTCTTCTAAAGTAGGATCATACTGCAGTTCATCATATCGTTTTAGAGCAATCTGTATTGGATCGTAAGGCCAATTAAAAGCTTCACGTTTCCCGGTAACTTCTTCCATGGCAGCTTTAGGTCTATCCTTCTCACTATAAAACCTGACCACTGAAAGGTTATCTACCACAAGTGCAATAGCAGTCATACAATGAATTCCGGGGTATTCTTCTTTAGAATCAAACCTTAATGACTCATCCATAAGCACATCACGAAAAGCTTTGACGGCAAAAATACCGTCATACTCTCCTTCGTAATAAAGAAGTCCTGTTTTCTTGTTAATTTCTGTTAAATACATCTTAACAAATGTAAAAAAAAAGAGATAGCGTTAACTATCTCTTTTTCAATTCTTATGAAATTAATTTTCAAGGAACTTTTTTACGTGCCTTTCGATCTGTCTACGGCTCAGAAATATGAGGTATCTTTTCTCAAGTATTTCATATATCTCTTGCCGGGTTTTATTGGGGTAAAGTTTTTTTAGGAATTCTGTGAGAAACCCAATTCGATAAGTCTGTTTACCCTCTATTCTTTCCGGAATTCTGAATTGAAGTTTCATTTCTTCTTCAAGATCAATGAGGACTTCTAAATGTTCAGGCCGTAAATCACCAAGTTCAGGCTTATCAAATCGTAATGTTATTTCTCCTTTCTCTCCGAATATCATACCCTTTTTTCCTTTGAACGTTTGTTCAATTTCATAACTTTCTTTTCCTCCTTAGGCGTTAGAGGTTCTTTCTCTTTAGGAGCATGCTCAACTTTTTCATTTTCAAAAGCTGTCACCAAAGAAAGCATAACCTTAGGAGTGGTACCGCCAAAATCTCTTTCAATTCTACCGAAGATCTCTTTATCAAGCTCATCTACAATTTCATTGTTCTTAGTGATTTTACCTCTCAGATTCATTTCAAGTCGAGATTTATAACTCAAACTCACTTTACCTTCCTGGTAAGCTTTTTCTACGGATCCAAAGAAACCGTGCATTTGCTCACTACCCATTTGAATAATCTGCTGAGCAGATATCAGTAATGTAGTTGGCTGATCTTTTAGTTGTTTTCCCATTAGATAGATTTGTATTTAATTTTCTTATTTCCTTTAATGTGCTTGACAAAGTACCCGCTTGAGCTGGGTGCATCGTACATAGTTTTCCATTGTCCTGCAGATACAGGAATATAACTGTAAACACTATCATTCGTTTTGAAATGAACATATAATGTTTGTGCTGCAGGGTTGTAAACTACCTCTTCAATAAGAGAGCTTTCAGGTGTCTTTTTACGTGGCCAGTCAGGGTTCACGGGTACTTTATGGTCCATTAATAACCAGGGGGATTTTGAAATTTCTTATATACTTCAGGATCTACGATAACACATTCCGTAGTAAGTAGCATTCCGGCTATAGAGGCAGCACTTTCCAGCGCAACTCTTGTAACCTTTACAGGATCCATAATGCCGGAAGCGATCATATCATCGCAAACTTTCCCGGTTCTGGCATCATAACCAGCACTGAAATTATCTGCAATTTTCCTGAAATCCATTTCCTCTAAATCTACTCCAACATTTTCAATGATCATTCCGAAAGGTTCGCGTATAGCTCTAAGAACAATATTTGCTCCATACATTTTACTGGCATTTCTTTCTTTGGTGTCAAACTCAATAGTCGAAAGAGTTAATAATGCAGCTCCACCTCCAGGAATAATCCCTTCTTCATTTGCGGACTTTACCGCGTACAAAGCATCCTGAATCCTTCCTTGTTTCTCGATATATTCAGAATCGGAACGAGCGCCTATATTGATATAAGCAATTCCGTCTGATATCCTGGAGATACGAGTCTGCAATTGTGACTTCTCAAACTGCTGAGTAGTATTTTTCAAAACTTCCCGTAAATGATCAGCACGATCGGCCATTCTTTTCTGAATAACCTCATCCTCTTCATCGGAAACTCCAAAGGCACCTTTGATAGAAGTTACCTGTTCCTGAACAGTAACTTCTTCAGACTGGGGAAGGTAATTGAAAATCTCTGCCGTAGGAAGATCTTCAAACTGTGTTCCTTCATTTTCAATGAAAGGATCCTTACCCAATACAGCTCCTAAATCCCGAAGTAATTCCTCAGTTTCATTTCCGAAACCTGGGGCCCTTACTACACAACATTTGAAACCAGCTCTGGTAACATTGTAGATAAGCATATCCTGAATGAGATCGTCAATGCCTGGGCAAATGATCAGTAAAGCTTTTTGAGTTCTACCACATTCCATTATCAGATGTTCCAAATTTGGCTCCATTTTGGAAAGCTTCTTATTGGTCATAAACACATAAGGCTCTTCCAAAATACAAGTTTCCTCTTTGTGGTTGTTTATGTAATATCTGGAACGGTACCCGGTAGGTAAGGTCATACCTTCGATACTTGTCATATGCGTGACATAATCATTCGACCGCTTAATGTTTACAATTCCTTGTCTTCCTGCTACCTTAAAAGCTCTGGTCACAATATCTGCAGCTTCCTCATCATTGTTGGAAGCAACCAGGGCAACCTTTTTGAGCATTTCCAAATCATTCTCAACCGGCTTTGCTTTTTCAAGAAGCTGTTGAACGATTAATTCTACCGCTTCGTCGATACCCTTCTTAATATCGAGTAGGTTCAGTTCCTCAGGGAAATTTAATCCCTGTTGCAATATAGCTTCAGCAATAACAGTGGCGGTGGTAGTTCCATCTCCGGCTTTATTGTCGGTATTGTTGGCGATATCCTGCAGCGACTCAATGGCCACCATCTCAATAGGATCATCAGACCAAACCTGTCCGGCAACCGTTACTCCATCCTTGGTTGAGAATGGGCGGCTTTCCTGTCCGTTTCTAATTAAAACATTACGGCCAGATGGTCCTAATGTTACTTTTACTGCTCGGGCTATTTTATTGGCGCCCGCCAATAGGTTTTGGCGGGCCTCCAATGAATACATTGTTTTTTTCATATTATACTTTCTGGGCTCCTAAGATTACTCCAAGGTGGAATTTTGCCTGTTGTGCGTGCACATAGGCCTGGGTTCTACAAATGGCTGCATTTCTGGAATTGTAACCAAGATCGAAATAGTTCAAATCTACAGAGTCGATCCAATCAATGATTTTATCAAGATCTTTTCTCAGCTGAATAGTAGCTTTGAAAGTATCAACCAGGTTAAAGCGATTAAGCTCTGCCTTGAAGTGATTGCTATCATCGTGATCTGCAGTAGCAGGAATTTCATTTCTTCCCTGAATTTTATCCTCTCCGGAGTAAGGGTTCTCAGAACCAAATGCTGCAAGGAGTTTACCCAACCAGGCTTTAGCTAAGAAAATATCTGTTTCCGGAGTGGCATTAATCCTGTGATGCGCCTGAAGGAAATGAAATAATTTGTCAAGATCCAGCCTATAGCCTTTTATCTCAGCAATCATTTCCTGCTTAGCTTCTTCATTTGCCTGGTCAATCGCAGCCTGCTCTTCCTCAGTAATCTCTTCATCATTTACCTGAAGCTGCTGCTGATCTGCAACCACATTAGGATTGGCGAATTTTGATTCGTCGTCCTCGGTACCAGGATTAGCATCTTTGATATCCTGAATACGTTTGTCGATCATTTCAAATGCACCTTTACGGTGATCATCACGAAGTTCAATCTCACGAAGCTGCTCAAGTTGAGCTATATCATTGATATCATCTACTTCTTTTTGAAACTCCGGAAGGAAATTATCTTGAATCTCTTCAAGATCTTTCTTCTCTGGCTGCTCATCGCCCGCAAGGACTTTAGCATCACTTGATGGTTGAACTTCTTTAGTAGCTTCTACCTTTGCGGGAGCTGGGGTTGTGGTTTTCTTAGTGGCTTTGGCCATCGTTTTTGAATTTAAAGATTAATGATTGTTTTTATCCTGGTCCATACGCACCAGATATTTGTAGGCATCAGCAACCAATTCATATTTGCCAATGCCTTTAATCTCAATTTTATCGGAAAGATCAGTCTTGTAGTAAATGATCTTTCCTTCCCTGTCCTGGGGCAGATCTTCACCTACTTTTTCGATAATTCCAACGTGAACCGGCATAGTTTCAAGTATACGGGTTGAAAATTCTCCTTCCGGAACAGCGAAATAGTCCTTCAGGCGAGTAACTAAGTACTCTTTTGGGTTGATAACAATTTGCGAAACGTCTGGCATTAATTTAAGTTTATTGGTTATAATTAAATTCAATAATAGTCCAATCATCAGCAATCATATCTGTCTGAGAAGCCAGCCAACCATTTACTATGGTGTTATCTGCAGCTTTCATGCAGATATAAGCTGTAACCTTTACCTCTGTTTCCTCGCTTCCGTGAACGAAAAACTCTTTCACTTTCCTTGGAATAGAAACAGCTCTTTCAACTATTGACATTGGAAGAGTATCTTCTGGCCGAATAAACAGGAACATATTTTTCCCATTCCATCCAGATCTTTTAACCATACAGCCATCTTTTAAAGCTGCAATAGCTTCACCGAAATTACCCCGGCCAAGGTGTAATGATCCGTAAGGACCAGGAGAAGCTTGAGAGTCTAAATGATCAATAGCTTCTTGAACTAAATCAAGGGCGTTACCTCCATCGCCCGGAGATCTTAATGCGTGTCGAATGTCTAACAGTCTTTGTTTCATAATGTTGAAAATTGAAGTTTATTTAAAAATTTATGTAAAGCTTTATTCCACCTGGCATCAGCCAGCGCGTTATGTTCATCTTTTTGTTGGGGATAATCAGGTAATGTTTTTACCCATTTATGGTGATCCTCCCGGGATATTGGAAAAGTTCCATTTTCGTGCATTCTCGCTCTTTCTGGCATTTCAATATGCCACATAGTAGCTTGAAGGGTAATTTCATCTTGCAGCTGCTTCAAGTCCAAGCAATACATAGGAAAACCCTTAGGCAGATCCATCATTGTACCGAATAACTGGCAGAAAACAACCCAATCATAATCGGCATAATACGCCCAGAACTCAGGTTCAGCAGGTATCTTAATCTCTTCCGGTGGATTCACAAACATCAACACTTCTGTAGCAATTTTCTTATTGCTTTTCCCGTAAAAATTGATCAATAATTTCAGGTGATATTTAGTAAAACCTGCACCAGCTGTACCAAAATACCTTCTAACAAAATTTTGATCGTGAATTGATTCTGCTTTAAACTCCCGAAATATTGGAAGCAGTACATTCTTCCGGATCCATTTGTTTTTCCAGGCGTGGTCCAGATTAAAATCTTTGGAAACAGCATAATACTCTCTGGAAGATTTATACTTATCAGAAGTATGTCCCTCCCGGGTACTAAACAGAGGCGCTTCCTCTGAAACAATCCCTATACTTATCAGATCAATAGTTGGTTTGGTCTTGCCATAAGTGTAACCAAAAAACTTTTTAGGTTGGGGCCCCTCAATAAATTCAGTGTCTAAATAATATCTCATTTTTCTTCTTTGTTACGCAAACCAAATCACTACCAGTCCTACACCGATAGCACATATAATTACAAAATACAAGTAAGTAATCCTCTCAAGATTGCGACGCCAGAATTTCTCCCAATTCATTTTCATTACATCATCTATCTTAAGTTCCACTTCTTTACTTCTTCTCATTCTTTACTTTTTTTCCTTCCCCACAAAAGAGTTGAATAGATTTGATGTTATCTGTGGGTACTGGTACTCTAAAAACTCTACCTCTGGGGTAGAGTTTAAGAGGATAATACCTTGGGTTTTCCAGCGTTTCATAAATTCATCCACGTCGAAGTCTTCTGGTATTTGAGCTACAGGATAAACCAATATACTTGCATCCTCAAAGGTTAGATACTGCAGTCCTAAAATCGGGTGATAGTGAAAGAACATTAATGCCTCGGCTTAATTAAAATGGATCCCTCGTGATTTTTATTTGTGATAAATCCGCGATGCTCAGCCAAAAGCCTACGAATAATCGTATCTCTTAAGTGGTCTTGACAGTGATTTCCGTATTCTGCGTCAGGATCAATAAATACTTGGTCTTTTTTGAAGCCATATACTTTTGCTTCATTATTTCTATCCAAATGTGGCACTATAATTAGCCCTTTATTCTCAGGCTTGAAAATAGCTTGAATAGCTTCATCTACTGTTCTGGTAGTTTTTCCGTCTCTGCGCATTTATTTAAGTTTGTATTGGTTGATTTTCTTACGCATATCTGAAGCCACACCCAGCTTCAATCTCCAATCCTTAGATAGTTTCACCCCCAGTTTAAACTTGCTGAGCAGCTTTTTAAACTTTCTCATTGTCCAGACAGTATACTAATTTGTTAATACAGTTTTGCACAGACTTCAGATCATCTACAGAAACTTCTTTGTTTCTGAAAGCAATATCGAATCTTAATTGATTCTTATCGTAAAATAGAACCGCATTGCCATGATCAAATCTATAGAGGCCAACACCTCTTTCCAATGAATTGTCCTCAGCCATTACTTACGCTTCTTTTTCTTAGGAGTAGTATTTGAACCGCGGCGATACTTCCCGTATTTAGCATCATTAGATTCCTTTTCGACTTCATTTTTGTAATCTTCTTCTTCTGTAAAGATCTCAGGATTATTATAGCCTCTATTTGTATTCATAACTTAACAATGTTTTGGCTAATGTAGTTAAAAACGTCATAATGTCGCAAGGGCAAGTGTAAAAATTTCAAAAAAAAATGCCCGTAGCAATAACTACAGGCATTGTGCAGAGGGCAGGGATCGAACCTACACGATAAATTTGTCTATTGCTACCTATCAAGCCAACCGTTGCGACCGGTACACTGCGGCTTCCACTTTCGCCACCTCTGCCATATATCGTTTTAACCCTTTAGCTTCGATCGAATTCGATTTCGTGAGCTAAGGTACTCTGCGACAGATTGACGCGCAAGAAAAATCTCGAAAAATTTCAAAAAAAATTTCCAGAATTTGTACGGGCGAGTGGTTAATAGTGAATTATCCCCCACCCTTCTTTCGTTTTTGGGGTGCCCCCGGCTTCGCCGGAAACTCAAAAAAGAGAGTCCGATAGGGTATCGGGCGATATAATCTCATAAACATAAATCAAATGAGAAATCCATTCACTTCCAGCGCCATTAGGCGCAACACTGCAACTGTAATCTCTACGGTTGCCAAGCACTCACACTTCATAGTTCAGTCTTCAGCTGATGCTATTGCACACACTGAGGGCTACCTCAACAGCAAGCTCACAGCTATCAACGCTGAGCAATCTGTCAACCATCGCAGGTTATCTACCAAGATCACCCAAGCAGCCATCCAACAGAGGGCAGCTAAATTGACTAATAACCTTACCTCACGCTTCACAGCAGCTGAGTAAACTCAATAACAAATCACTTAAATCATTTATTATGACAACTATCTATCAAGTATTGAAAGCATTCGCCCTATTAACATTCGTATTCATCTGTCTATGGACAGGATACCTGTATGTTCCACTCATCGTAATGATGTGCCTTGGCATCTGGGCAATAGTATTAACCTTCAAAACTTCCAAGTAATGGACCAACATCTATTCTCCGCACCAAGCTATCCTGAAAGGATCATCACCACTGTTCGAGCTGTTCACAAGTTCGACACACGTGAAGAGGCAATTGCGTGGCTCGCAAGCAAACCAGCCGATAAAACTCAAGAAGAGGCATAGCCTCATTAATAAACTCAAGAATAATAACTATTAAATTCAAGATTATGAAAACTTCAAGACCGCGTATCAATCGTTATGACCACATCAACGTACTTCACGAAGATGCACCCATCTACATTCTGGACAACACCAAGCGCAAGCGCAGGATCCCAGCTGTAGTAGTAGCATCACTACGTGATAACCAACGTATGCCATCATACACCAAGGCCTGCAATGATCTATTCCCATATCGCAAGATATCTGCAATGATCATCAGAGCCATCAACAAAGGCAAAGCCTTCACCTATCGTAATGATAACCTCAGCGATGAGGTAGCACTCGATACCACTCCTGTTCACAGAACAGCAAACATCACCCAGGAGTTCATCGAGCGGCAACGCGAGAGCATCAAGAACTACGGCAAGCGACTTCCCAAGAATGAAGAAAGCCAGGCATCAGCCCAGCTTCCTATTCTTCAAGTTGCGTAACCAGCGCCAGAAAATCAGATGTCGAAGACAATGAATTAAACAGGAACCAGTAAAGAAGAGCAACAAATATAATGATTATTTATAATCAAGCTGGCCCATATTAACAGGTTTTTCACGCTTTAGCTTAAACAATCTGTGCAAATAATCCAGCTGCCTTCTACTGGTGTATCTAATCCGCAACGGACTAACATAATGGTCCTTGCCCTGATACACTATGAAGCCTGTATCTACAAGCTCCTTCCTATACTTAGAGAAATGCTGAGATCTTTCGAAGCCAAAATCACTGTAATCACCTGTAACTATCAGGTCTTGCACATCAAGGCCAGCTCCAATACGCTGTATAATATCCATTAGGAGCTTACGAGCAGCCTTGCTGAGGTTCGCATAAGCCTCAAGGCTATCAGCACATAACTCAAAAGTTCTCTTGCGGTTTATTAAGTCTGAGGTAACTCTGTTCTTAATCATATCGACCATAATTTAGCGGGGGAGGAAATTTCCTATTTAATTATTAATATTCATTTGTCTTCATTTCAATTAATCTTCATCTTGTCTGATTACGCAGTAGCAAATATAGAATTATTTAATTCATATCTGCAAATCAATTAAAAAAAAGTTACACAAATCTATGTAACTATTGCAAAAAAAAAGTTACACACATCTGTGTAAGTCCTGAATATAAAAGTTACACACATCTGTGTAACCGATATCGCCGCAATCGACTGACAATCAATACATTCTAAAAATAAATTTGAACGTATTACTATATATGTCTGTCAAGGACAGGATAAATCTTGTACACACAAGCTCAAATCAATCTCAATAAATACATCTTGAGAATATCTGTAGAATGTCTGTAAACAAACGGTAAGCGCTACACGCTTTTCTCTTGGGGAATTCTCTTGAGAAACACCTTGAGAAGTATCTTGAGATAACTCTTAAGAACATCGGTTGCAACATCTATCAAGCATCTATCGAAATATCTATGATAATTCGGTAATCAATCTCGTATGGCTATAGTAGTCATACGCTCAAAAATTGTTGAATCATTTAAGTTAAAACGTTATGAACAATTCAGTAAGCATCCACGAAGTAGTAATTGGTTACAAGGTTACATCTGTAAACTTTGCTAAGCAAGTCTGTAATGTCACTGTCTTCGTAGACAGGGATAAGTCTGGTACTGGTAAGGAGCAGAACTTTAAGAAAGTGAAGCTATCAAGTCTATTGGCTTGGAGGCTTCAACACCAAGAAGATCGTTACACGATCGGGAAATGGTATTGTGGTTACAATACCTCTGAGAACAGGAAAGAGAATCCTTTCCAAATAATTAAATATACTGATAAGGTCACCTTTGAAGAATGTTTAATGATCGCTCCTGTGGAACAAAGGAGCAAATACACTCCTGTCAGCTATGATGCCTTTGGCAACAAGATGGTAGGAGATATTAAGTACAGATTTCATAAACGAGAGTTTTATACTCGATGGAGAAATTTAGTACGAACAAATAAAAAGTTTGAGAAAGCTTAAATAAATAACAATGCCCTTCACCCCTTACGGGGGTGAGGGCTTTTGTTTTACTTCCCTTTAATAAACTCATAAACACCTATCCTCTGTGACATATCGCAGTGGATCCTATTACCAATCAATAATTATTCTATAAGCTGGCGAGCATAGTACGCCTCAAGATTATGAAAACTACAATCCTTGTATCCGCTAAATTCATTGAAGTAACAATCTCTGGTATCACTATCGTGATCAATCCAAAGAATCTATTCAAAGATCTGCAAACTCTCAAAGCATTCTGGAATAACATTATTCCGGAAGAGCGCAAAGAGAGTGTAGCTGGTTTTGGCTTCGATGAGTTCCTTGAGAACATCGAGAAATACAAACCATTTGTTGAGACCTTTATGGAATGCTTCACATTCCAGGACGGGGCCAAATCAACAATGATCATAAATGAAGATGGCACAGTTAATATGCATAGCACTGCTCAGTCAGCCACATTCAACTTCAAAAAATACATCCAGCTGCTATCTGATATCAGTAAGCTGCAGGAGGAATCATTCAAAGCTAAATACGAAGCTGAGGAATCCGAAGAAGAAGAGCACAGGTACTGGTTCCAAGTGGAATCTTGTACTCAACCTGTAACAGCTCATAACCTTGCTGAAGCATTAGAGTTTGACGTAGATCAAATCCTCGAAGCTGTAACAGAATTCGCTGATGAGAATGTACATCCTCACGAGCATTTAACCAGAACTAAAATACATATGTTCTCTGAAGCATTCAGATGGAAATGCATTATACAACGTGATGGTGAGGTAACAATCATTAACACCTCAGCTGAATAATAACTATTAATCCTTAATTCAATTCAAATGAAAAATCCATTTAAAAAAGGCACTAAGCTTGCCACCGTTACCAGTAAAGTTATATCTCACGTAATGGGAGATTTTCACTTCTTATTCAAAACCTCAGCTGACATAACAGCCAGGGCTGAATCAAAGATCGTGAACAAACTTACCGGACGTGCACCTTCCTCAGTCATTGAGGACAGGCACAATCGTACTGAGGCCACTCAGACGATGATCATTGACAAGTCTAAACAACTTGGCAAAACCCTCACCTCATTCTTCCACGCAGTGGATGATGCAGCTGTGGACGCAGTTCAACAAACTGAATTCAATAACTAATGAAGAAGTCAACTAAAGGTGGCCTGATGTTCCTTGGAATAATCGTGGCTGCCTTTATGATTGGCGACTATATCCTATCAGCAACATTCTTTGGAATCGTTATGCTGGTAGGCTTAGTCGTCCTCGTAGAATCAATGAGCCCATTAAAATGGTTCGTAAGAAAAACATCAAAAATAATTGATGTATTAATCTTCGGAGTAACCGCAATATCAATGGCCTCTTTCGGACTCAATATGACCGCCGCTCTAACAATAGCAGGGGTGGGATATACTTTAGTCTATGCACCCTACTTGCGTGAGCAATCACCTAAGAAACAGCCAAGAGCTGATTACAGTCAAAACTTCAATCGTAAATAATTATGTATACAGACAGTAGCACAACTGACCAATTTCCTAAAACACTGCTTATTCATAACACCAAGGGTGGAGCAGTATGGCAAGTGTATCACGTTCAAGCTGAACACGAAGCTGAAAAACTATCCAGCAATGCTGATAAGAATGGCTTTCAGTACAGGGAACTTGTAGACCATACCAACGAAGAAGAAACATTTCCTGACTGGAGAGAAACACCAGGAGGGAAAGAAATAATTCAACCGTAAATAAAATGGGAGATAGAATTCAAGTCCAGTTTAACAATGATAAACTGATCAAGAAAACAGGATATATAGATGGTTACATCTTCATTCCTTTCAAAGGTATTCACGCTCTTGTAATATCTGAAAATCTAATCGTCGAAGTCCATATCGACGCAATAATAGTTTACTAATTATGGCAAATGAAGATAACAAGAAGCCTCTGAATATATCAGTGGCTTACATCACAAAGGAGCTCAAGAAAGACAACAGGATCTATCGCGGAGTTATGTATTACGGCGAAGATAATCGCCCCAAATATATGCGAGCAGTAGAATTCAAGACCGATGGCTACGGCCAATTCGTAAAGCATTGCTTCGATGAAGCATTCAGGTTTGTAGGTGGAGAAGATAAATACTATCTCGGAACCTCAGACTTTCACAACATTGAAACCTTTAATCCCGGAACATAATGATCACTTACCAAACACCTTGTTACAAATTCAGGATTATAAAAGAGCCTAATATGAAAGCTGCAAGATGCAAAATACAAAGCTCTTCCTGCATTTCAGAATATATGAAGGCATATCATTATGCCGATGATATCTCAGTATATGAATCCTTCTGGATCATACTTCTGAATAACGCGAATAATACAATGGGATCCCATTTAATCTCAAGCGGTTCAATAACAGGATGCCTGGTGGATATAAGACTTATAGCGAAATATGCGCTGGAAGTTCTGGCCACCTCAATCATTCTGGTGCACAATCACCCAAGTGGTAATTTGCACCCCAGTGAAGCTGACAAGCAAATCACCAAGAAAATAATGACTGGTCTCGAAAATTTAGACATAAAAGTTCTGGACCACATCATTGTAACTGATGAAAGCTATTTCAGCTTTGCAGATGAAGGCTTACTTTAGCAGAATGAAAAGAGAAGATGTAATCTTTGTGGCTGCCATCTACATAGGTTTGTGGATACTGAACTTAATGTGTTAAATATTTCTATATATTTGTTACTCATTGAATTCAATAACTCAAATCTATTAATTATGGGAGCCTCTCCAAGAAAAGATTACGGCGCTGCTGCAGTAGTGCCGTTATCAAATCCAACCGTTAAGCGTGTAATGACGCAAAACGCCCCCTTCTCAATTCAGGCAACAGGTCACGATCTTGTACCAGGGAAACATATTCCCCTGACAAGCGAGAATCTTGACGCCTTGGTAACAGGTACGCGAGTACTTGATGTACCTCAAGAGAAGTATGTCAAAGCTGTAACCTCAAACTTAGGGGTGTTAACCTCTGCAGATATTGGGCACAGAAATGACAAAGGTGAAGAAGTCGTAAAGACTTATACCAAAGCAGAATTATTAGCATCTACGACAATATTTTTGGCGAAGGTTATATAATTCTTAAATCAATTATTCAAGGGAGCTGTATCAACAGCTCCCTTTTAATTTAATTAAAACTATGACTACAATTCAAGTTGCACCAACAAAATTCAATAGCAGAATCCTACACCTATACTCACAGGGATTACCATATCACAAGATCCAGAAAATTCTCAAAGTAGAATTCGATGAAGATCTTGATGCGAAATGCCTGGGAGAAATAATGGGAGAGATCAAAAAAGAAATGGGATGCGCTACGCAATTCCAGATGGGTTGGCAGTATGCCCACCAGACAATACAGGGAATCTTCGAAAGTATGAAAGAAGATCATGCACGGAAGCTTCAAGAGGAAGTGCAAGAAAGCTATCTTAGAGGAACTACATTCGGAAGAGATCAGGCTTTAATAATGCTCTCAGGTAGAGACCTCAACAAAGGAGTAATTGCTGGCCTTGTGGCAGCAACATTCTTTTGGGTAGTAATGATCATTGCATACTACTACGTTTACCTGACCTAAAATAAGCCGCTCTAAGCGACGATCTCCCCTTCCCACTACATAGGAGTAGGGAAACCCAAGAACATCAAGATTTCAATAACGTCTGAGTCAGCTCAGGCATAAATTCAAGTTGCAAATGGTTTACCAATTCACAGTACACGGCAATCTACCAAAAGGTAGTGCGTGTCCTCAGCACGAAATGTTCACTCTTTACGGAAAGCTGTTAAAGGGTGACAAGATATCCAGTCACGATAAGCAATATATAGCTGATCACCTCTGGGGAACCTTTGGCGCAAACTCCAGTACATATAGACTCGGTGGTTTCGCAGCACATTTTTCCGAAGTTCTTCCAAGGATCCTTGTAAAACAACATGGAGATTGGAGAGAATATGTAGCTCCAAATAAATCAACATTAAGAAATGCCCTATATGGCCACATCGATGAGATGCACTATGTAGGCAAAATCCAAGCAGTATGAAATACTTACAAGATTATATGGACAATAAACAATCAGCTTTGTTTCAGGAGTCCTCAGCGTTCTTTGCTTTTAGCAATGAACAATTAAAAGAAGGACTTCAAAAGTTCGATTTGAAAGACACGAAAGCCATTGTCTCAATGGGAGCTGGCTTATATGTCAAGCGTGAAAATGCAAAATCATTATCTGAAGGATTAGATAAAATCTGGAATGATGCTGTTGCACAGGATATCGCTGATCACGGACTTGAAAGAATTATTCTTAGAGAGCTTGGCAATCACGAAGCCTGGTATACCGGTGACACCGAATCTACTTGGGATGCCCTTGAGGGATATCCCGGGATTAAGAGAGAGTACGTCGATAAATTACATCGTAACCGTAACTACAAAATCCCAACAGATGAGCAGTAAGCTTTATTATCGAGCCTATAAGTTTCTTAAACTTCGGGCAAAAACGGAAGATCCGTTCAAAGCTATAACTGATTTGTCTTATACGAATCAAGGTAAAATCATTGATTTCCTGAAAAGGAACCATCAAGTTAAATTCCTGTAATTATGAATAAAGGTGAATTAATGAAGCTTGTATATGGAAGCACATCAAATATAGATAGTGCTATCCCTTCAGCTTACTGGAATAAACTTAATACCAGAATCCACGTAATGAATTACAGAGGCTTAGGACTCGGTGAAATTCAGAACCTTTATAAGCAGGCTATTAAAAAAGGCCTGCAGATAGATTACTCTGAAGAATATGCGAAATGCGTAGAATCTGACGAGTACTTCTACAACAATTATTGTTGGCAGGAAGGAATGGAATTCTATACTCCGGATGTGTTTGAAAAATATATCACAGGCATCCGTGATATCCGGGACCAGGACTTCAAAGATCAAGCTGAGGATATGTTCAAAGCATATCCCATTAAACCACAAGACGCAAATGATTAGACTTATGAAAAAGTACGATATAAAGTTCAAGAATTGGAAATGTAATATTGAGTACGGACAGTACGGAACGGGAGCCACAGCTTTAAGCTTAATCGACCACGTAGATGGTGAGCCAGTGGCCACCGCTTCGGTAAACCTTATGAAGGAAGATATTGATCCACGTATCAGAGTAGATGTTCAATCCTCTGCAGAACTTCCCAAAGACCACGTTTATATAAAAACCTGGTCTGAAAATGAGGGAATGGTAGAAGCATTAATTGAAGCCGGAATTGTTGTTAGTCAACATAAGGTTGTGCCGGTAGGCCCATATGGTTCACAAGCTGTTGAAGTAAAAATTCTCAATATGCCTCAGCAATAGATAAATATGTCTAATATTGCTGAAAAAGTACAGCTTTTGTTTGATGTCGGAGAATTTGAGGTGAAACCCCCTAAGCCCGTAGTTCCTATTCCTAAGATGGAAATAGTAACCAGTGTTCCCTACATAGAGGTGGACATTGGTAACATCAGGCAAATGCTCCCAAAACTCTACGATCATCAGCAACAGGATGTGCTGAAAATAGAGAAACGATTTCAAGTAGGAAAAGGATATCTGTGTACCAACGGTACTGGTACAGGAAAAACATTCGTTGGACTCGGAACAGTTAAACGGTTCTGGGCAAAAGGATGTAGAAATATTCTTATTGTTACTCCTACTGAAACGAAGTGTGGTGACTGGATTGATGAAGGCAAGCACGTTAACCTGAAGCTTTATAAGCTGGAAGGTGTAAACGACAAAGGCCACAATATCCGCGTCACAACGTATGCTAACTATTATCAGAACGATGAGTTAGATACGGTTATATGGGATCTCGTAGTCTACGATGAATCTCATTACCTCAACCAAAACTCCAAAGGAAATGAAACTGCTTATTTAACCAAGCATAAATTCATTACCAATCTGCCCTCTTCTGTAAAGAACAGAGCTGGAGATATTGTTGGTGATAAACCCAAGTATGAACTTGGGAATGATTACGAACTATATCAATGGCAGCTCGATGCCTGGAGGAATCAAATGCGGACTTACATATTTGATACAGTCGGCAAGACCAAAGTGTTATTCCTTTCAGCTACTCCATTCGCTTACCATAAATCAATCAAGTATGCGGATGGCTGTTTGTTCGATATCACAGAGTGTATAGAGGAACAGGAAAACCCGAGATCTGGTTATTATAATGAACCATCTCCCTGGGAGAAGTTTATGATGGAGCATTTCGGTTACCGAATGAAACATAATAAGCTGACCATTCCAGAAACAGGAGTAGATCAAAACCTTTTAGAACGTGCGTTCTTTGAGAACCACGTTCAAAAGGGTGTAATGTCAACCAAAATATTGGAATTGGATTACGATTACTCCCGCGACTTCTTCCTTGTAGATAGTGAGCTTGGTCACTTCATAAACTCAGGAATTGAGATGTGGTGGAATAAGGATGTTTACGAGAAATATCCTCTTATGGCTAAAGTGGTACCGAAGAAATACCGGTACCTCTACATCAATCAACTTCTGGAAGCTATTAAAGCTAAGGAGATACTTGACAGGATCCAGCAACATCTGGACCTTGGCCGCAAGGTTGTAATCTTTCATAGTTACAATCACGCTACCGTAGAGCATCCCTTCAGGTTCAATGAAGATAAGCTTACTACAGCAGACGAAGAATGGTGGAGATCTGACCTTCGGGATGAGATACAGAAATGGTATCAGCAATTCCCGCAGTATGCAAACCTCAGCTTAAAAGGATTGAATAACTGCAGGGCTACAATCCGTGAACGCTTTCCGGATGCATTAGAATTCAATGGTACCATATCCAAGAAAAAGAAGAAGCAAAATATTGAGCTCTTCAATGATGATAACTCCGGATATGATATAATCATTGTTCAATCTAAGGCTGGCCGTGAGGGGATATCCCTTCACGACAATAAAGGTGGCAAGCCAAGGGTATTGATCAATCAATCATTACCAGTGGCACCAACTGAAGCTATCCAAACTGAAGGTAGAATCTACCGAAGTGGTTTGCAGAGTAACGCGATGTTTGAATATCCTGTTATTCACACAAGCTTTGAAATGGTAGCTTTCGCAACCACGATAGCATCAAGAGCCAAGACTGCAGAAAACCTGGCAATGGGCAATTACGCCCGAGATCTGGAAACTGCATTCAAGGAAGGCTATATGAATGCGACAATTGAAGCTCCAAGCTTGGAGCAAGGAGTTGGCGGTAAAGAGAGTGATCGTAAGCTTCTGGAAATATCTGAGTTCGACAAAGCCAAAACATATTACTGGTCCAGAGCGAAAAAGAATTCCAAGAATAAGGCAGCTGAAGGAGTTGACTACTTCGCTACGCCTGAGCCGTTAGGTATGAAGATGGTAGAGTGGTTGGATCCACAACCAGACGAGCACGGTTTAGAACCTTCGGTTGGTCACGGAGCAATCGGAAGATGGTTCCCCGGATTTAGCAACAATGTATTCGTTGAGCCAAGTTTAAAGCTATTCGGAGAAATGGCAATAAACTGTACAGGCCGTCACGAGAATGTCACCTTTGAAGAATTTAAAATAATAAACAAAGCTGACTTCATTGCAATGAATCCACCATTCGGACACCAGGGCAGGACTGCTATTGAGCATATTCAAAAAGCTCTGATACATATGAATCAGAGATCGATGAAAGGCGCAAGACTTCTGGCCATTATTCCTAATGGTCCAGCTATGGAAAAGAAACTTGATATCCTTATGGAGCATAAAATATTCAATAGCTTCAGGTATACAGGTGAGATCTTACTCCCAGAGGTTACTTTCAAGAGAGCCGGTACCGGTGTAATGTGTAGGATTATTAAAATCGAGCACGTCAACACAGGTAACGAGCAATTCAGGAGAATTGACTTATCACGTTGCTCAACTATCGAAGAGTTCTTCGACGAGATTGAGCATTTAAATTTCTAAAATGAGAAATAGAGAAAAGGACAGCATCAACTGGTTAATGAATCAGGAAGATGCCAGAGCCCTTATTCAGGTAATTAATCCAAGGGATTTTACTATTATCGAAGCGGTAACACTTCACGTTGGAGCCGTAGATCAAGAGGAAGTAATTTCCGAAACCAGTGAAATGGTTCAATGGAAAAGAGAAGAAGCCGAACAAAAGCTTCGTATCTGGATCAATAAAGTGAATGATATTCACGGTCATAAAGTTGGAGAGAAATACATATACTTCCGATTTAAAAAATGGAACTAATGAAAAAAATAATCTTAGTGCTATTCATAGTAATTAGCTGTGCTTGGCAAACTCCGGATTTAAGTAAAGCCTGGCAATCAGGTTACATTGTTGGATGGTGTTACCACCAAGAGTATTGCATTGAGCCAATACCACCAGTGGCACCAATCCCGCGGATACAGGACACAACATATAAAATGATGTACAACCGCGGGTTTATAACAGGACTCAAAGCTTATGAAAAGCAAAGAACAGGTAGAAAATAAGATCGCCATTCTAAAATCAGAACTTGAAACCCTTGACGCTATTGCGGCCAAGGGTTTTTCATTTCCTGCAGACAGGAAACATAATGTAGAGCAGCGCCAAGTTAGGCAAGCTCTTATTGTTGGACTTAAATGGGTATTAAAATGAGCAATACAATTGAATGGCACGATGCCTACGACAAAAATTCCAAGGCTGAACAAGAACGCCTGGAGAGAGAGGAAAGAGATCGTAAGGAATACGATGAAAACCTCGATAGAGCAAAAGACGAAATGTGGGATGCTCTTGGAACAGATGATTTCAGAACTTCAGATTTTGATGATATCTGTTCAAATTACGGTATAGATCCTGACGATCTAATTGACGAATTAATTTAAAGCTATGATTAAATTTGAAGAGCTCCGACCGGAGCTGGTAGAAATCCTCAAAGAAAACAGTATTGAGGAAAAGGATCTGGAGAATAACTATTCAGATCTATACATTGGCTGCAGTTCTTTTGACCAGGCTGGAAAAATAAGATCTAAAATTCCGAAGCACGCAGCCCTAACAAGTACCTTCTTTCCGCAGGAAGGTAGCAGTATGGACCACCACAAAATATGTGTAGAGGTGGCATTCGGCTATATGGATGGGTACTTTGATAAAAAATATGGAAAGCGCAATAAATCCACTTAGAATGTTATATTTGTAACTTCTTATGGAAGAAAATGAGAAGCCTACCAGAATTTATCTGGTAGATGGAAAACGAGTTGCGATAATCAAGTCAAACACACATACATATAATGTGCGCTTTGTCAAGTCTGGAATATTTATGGAAGTGTATAAAAAATATGTGATTAGTTGGTTTCCAAAACCCACTAAAAAATCTTCCACACCTATTCCCAAGAAACCAAAAAATTCACAAACCTCGCTGGACTTTTAGTCCGGCATAATACAATTCAATATGGAACAAATGACCAAAGAGCAGTATATGGAAATGCTTAACTGGGATCAATCCCTTTACAAAATCATATCTGGTGAGGAAGCCGAACCTTTGTTAAAAATCGGTGGCCACCAGAATTATGTTTATGCTGTTTCGCCTAAAGGTGAGAAAGCATTTGGTAAAGGATCCAAGGTTGTCAAGATTGATTGGGCAGAAAAGCATTCAGCCCCAGCCGTAGAGCAAACTCCTGCTGCAGCAATTCCACCGCCACCGGCAAACATACCACCCGCCCCGGCCGCTGCAAGCATACCACCTCCACCAGCTACGGAAGCTGCTATTCCACCGCCTCCGGCACAGGAAGAAAAGCCAGTAGAAGATAACTCCGTTTATGAATTGAGATTGGCGCAGCTGAAATCAATTGGATGGAATCAGGTAAGTGATAATGTCCTTGAACGTAAAGACGGTAAGAGGGTAAGTAATGATTACCTGAAGATGATGAATGATGATGCATTTATGGATCTTATGAAAGCTCCCCTGGAAACTCCTAAAGAGGAACCAGTGAAGGAAGAAGTTAAACAGGCTGAGCCTGCTTGGGAACCATACATAAAAACCCGAGTGGCTAATTTAATTAGCCAAGGCTGGAAAGCCGATCAGAACGGCAATTCCGTTGTTATTTCCCCTGAAGGGAAATACTACGGATTTATGGAGATAGGTGAGCTCAGCAATAAAGATTACACCGATCTTATCAAAAAGCCGGAAGTTCCTGCAGAGATCAAAGAGATCGCAGATGCCTCTCCGAATGTGCATATAGTTACTATGCCTAAGGATGATGAACCTACGGCTGAAGATATCGCGAAAGAGAAAGCTAATAAGCTTTTACAAATTCGCAGAATTGCACTTTCAGCACTTGGTTTTACCAATGCTCCTGGAGCTGCTATGTGGCAATCTGATATCAATCACAACGTGAGCGATAAAGAAGTGATCGCAATGGGAGAAGATGAATTCAAAGACTTCCTGAAACTTATGGATGGTAAAATAGTTACCGTCAAAGCTCAGAAAGCCAGTGAAGATCGTCAGGCCAAAAATGAAGAAATCCGGAAGCAGAAAGAAGCTGAACAGTCTAATCCTGATGTAGGAGTTGAAATAGCAAATGAAGCTGCTGAGGTTGCCGAGAAGTCAATAAATGAAATGGCAAATGAAACCGAAGGTATGTCAGCTGTAGAATTGGATGAACACGATGTTCGTAAACTTGCTATTGAGCAAGCTCAGAAACGTGATGATGCCGAGATCGATAAGTATGAGGCTGAGAAGAAAATGGATGAATTGATGGAGAAGCTTCAAAAAGAGAATGATGCTCACAAGGAGCAATTCGAGAAATGGAAGCAAGATCTCATTGCTGAAACTGAAGCGGAGAAAAAGAAAATCCGTGAAGAGTATCAGCAAAAAGAATCTCCAATGACCACCGGAGATGCTGGTGGCTTCTTCGGTTTGCTTGCAGAGCTGGGTTTTGGGCAGCTGAATTTATCAGTGACAAAGTTGGAAAGCAATAAGTTCAGCGTTATCGTGAAGCCTCAAAACTTCTCAGGCGATCCAGCGTTGGATGAAATTCGTCCAATGACTTTAAGCGGTTCTCCTGCAGAATTAGATGAAGGTTTCTTCGCTGCTATCAGCCAGCCATTACAGAAAGTCCACGGTGTTATGAGTAACGCCCAGGCTGTGATCGCTGATCTGGAAGAGAAAGCCAAGAAAACCAAGGCTGCAGAGGAAGAGAAAAAGAAAGTCACCAAAGCTGTAGAAAAAGCTAAGAAGCATCATGATGATAAAGATTTTGATGCAAAAAGTGATGCCTCTCTGAAAACTGCAAAGAAGAATTGGGATGCTGTACTGGCATTGGATCCTGGTAATAAGGATGCAAAGGCCGGACTTGATAAGCTGGAGAAGCAAATCAAGGAGAATGCTGAAACTCTTCTTTAATGCTGGTATTAAAAGGCATTATCGTAGAGCAAAAGATCGAGTTCGGTAGGGGAGAGTCCAGAAACTTCTCCCCTGTCCTCGATACTTTAGAGAAAACTTATGAGCTGTCCGAAGAATTCAGACCGCACATTGGAAGAAAAATGACAATTATAATACAAGATTAATATGGCTTTAGAAACCGCAGAATTAAAGAGAGTATTCAAACACAAAGATGTTGAATTGGAAGATGTACCAGGTGCATCTTTGAAGGAAGTTTCAAAGATCTATTCAGGTGTATATCCTGAATTACTCAATACGATGCCTACATATAAGGATATCGTTGATGGAGTAGAGATTTATGAGTTCAATGCCAAAGTTGGCCTGAAAGGTTAATTATGTCATTTCTCAAAAAGTTCAGAGAATTATCAAAAGAGTCCGATTGGGGTAACCCCATCGGACTTTTAAATGATGAACAATCCAGAGAGTTATGCGAAGTAATAATAAGAAATCAGCAGAAAAAAGTCCAAAGCCAAAGCCGGCAGAAACGAGTAGATCCTACACAAATATCACGGAATATCTTTCTCACTTAGCGCCAATACATCATTATAGTAAGCTTGAGGTAATGGAGCAATTCGAGCCATTTAATTTCAATGGCATATCGAAAGAAGATTTTGAAAAGTTCCTCGAGAAGTTTGATGTAATGCTAAAGAACAGTGGCTACGATCTGGATGATGATATAGAGAATATAGACTGCTTCAGTGACTTCTACAAATATCTTGGGCAATTCGCAAATAAGCTGAATTGTCATTATGATATTGAGTATGAAGAATTGATGAGGTTCACTGGTGATTTACCTATTCAAGAAACAAACATTCAATCTATAAATACATATTGGGTTGAGAAGCTGATAGATATTTTACCGCCAGACATAGCGCTGTATTTGGATTACACTTGTTTTGTAATCCTTCAGAGAGCTACCAAAGTTATGCATTATGATTACCACCTTGCGGAAGAACCTCTGGAGTATAAGTACGATGAAGAGGAAGAATATGCCGATCAAATACAGATGTGGCATAAGCTTAATAGTTACACTATTGTCCTGTACAAGAAGTTTATCAAGGACAAAAAAACCATAGTTTCACCTTGCCCGGTTATGAAAGGCAGGCCAGAGAAGGAGCAGCAAATAATTAAGATCTGCAAGTTCCTGGTGAATCATAATGAATATATGGCACTTCAATTTATGCCGGTAAAATTCTACTTGCAGTGTTGCGGAGAGTCGCATGACGAAGATAGTGAGGAAATGAGCCATATAGCTACACAGCTTATTGATGGCGACGGAGAGTATGCCGTAGATGCATATTACAATGCTTATTACGTGCTGACTTATGATAACGGGAACAGCTCATTAATAGATGATTATTGTGAGTTCCTGAACCAGGCATATCAAATGAATGAATGGTACCACGAAATGAGCAAGATTGTCAAGGTCAATCACAAGAATGAATTTATTCCTGTAAACAAGAAAGCCGCCAGAACAGTTGTAAAATATCACGACTCATTTGGCGATTTAAACGAACTTTTAAAAGCATATTACGATGAGAGAGTTGGTGCAAACAATGAAGCCTGTATCGCTGTTGACAGTGTACGATAGTGGCTATATAGATTACCGAGATGTATTGGAAGCGGGAAAGGTTTCAGCTTCCAGACCATTATACCAGGAAACCATAAATGATATTTTCGCAAATCTGAGAGGTGATCATAACCTTAAAAGATTTGAAGGTGTCATTCCAAACAAAATGGTTTATGTGGATCCAATGAGAGATCTATTTGTCTGGACCAGAAAAGCGGAAGTCCGGGAACTTCTACATACAACAAAGAAACATTCCGGAAAATATGCTATTCCTACTCTTGTATTTCGCATTGAGAAGGGCAGTGTGAGTGTTGTGGCCATAAAGAAATTGGCTATCAATTCTCCTGTATATATTCCCCCGTTTACAAACACAGCAAATGGCGATGTTTGTATGGGTTCCGCTTCTCTGAAAACCGAGACTTGCGACTGCATTGAAGATCTGGTTGAATATGCCGAAAACCAATTCTACAATTCCTATTTCACTCATTCCCCGACTGAGTACCAGCTTTTGGGAAAAGGTAAATCTACCTTCCCCAAAAAGGAACTGAAGGCAATGGGTATTAACCTAAAGCAATTTATAAATGGATAGCTTGAAAGTTGATCCGTATTTAATAAACGGACAGCACAGAATAACTGTGCTCGTAGTGGGAGCTGGTGGAACTGGTGGAAAGGTACTTACCAAGCTTATAGCTTTACACGAAGCTTTGACAAGAATGGACCATCCTGGTCTATACGTTACAATGGTGGATCCTGACATAGTAGAGGATCACAATGTAGGCCGGCAATCAAATTTCAGTGCTGCAGATGTAGGCTACTACAAAGCTGATGCGCTGATTAGCAAAGTGAATGCCGCTTTCGGATATGATTGGGATTGTGAGAATGTACCATATAGCAATGCTCACGCTGCCAACATAGTATTTTCCTGTGTAGATAATGCTGAAGCCAGAGCCAAAATATTGGATGCATTTTTCAAAAGGCAGCAGATGTATGATACCAGGAAAGGCTTTTACATATTTGATTGCGGTAACGCCCGGGATTATGGCCAAGTCATTCTGACTGACCAGAAGCACACCCTGAAGCATATTGGTGATATTGTCCCGGATTGGGATAAGCAAGATACTGTAGAGCAGCAGGGAGAATCCTGTAGCTATGCTGAAAGCTTACGAAAGCAAGACCTATTCATTAATGATTGGGTTGCTCTGTATGCAGTGAATCTCTTCAAAGAATTACTATTCAAAAAGGAGATTGATTACCAAGGAGTATTTTTCAATACTGCAGATTTTGATGCAGTTAAAATCAAGATTAACAATGGCAGTAAGAAACGGAGAAAGACTCGTAACAAATTGGTGGACCGAAAAAACTGATTTGATCAATCCTGAAATATATGATAGGATTGATGGGAATGCAAGACGTAGAATTTATACAAGAATAGCCAAAGGAGAGTCCTTTGGAAATGAAACAGATGAAATCGATGGCTTTAAATACGAATGCCATTGGTCTATTAGAAAATCGTAAACAATGGCTGAAACATTGGAAGATTTGAAGAAGCTTAAACAAGAATATGTTGAAGCTGAGGCTCAGAAGATCGTTGATTATATGGTCAAAAGAGAGCTGATTGAAACTCAGGAACAAACTTGTGATCATAGAAATTGGGATACGAAGAAACATACTCACTTCCCCGAGATAGCTGAAAGACTTAGGAAAGAATATGGGTTGCTGGTACTCAGCAAAGTTCGCCACGGCGTAACTGAATGGGATATAAGAATTAGATAATGGATGCAGAAAATGAGGAATTTCAAATACCGCCACCACCGGTAGATATTCCTAAACCCCCACTTCCGGAAATAATATATCGGAAGGATCCTGAATATCCACCGCTTGACAAAGGCAAAATACCGCCTCAAGCGGTAGACTTAGAGGAAGTGGTAATTGGAGCTCTTATGATTGACAAGCGGGCAGCGCCCGAGATAATGGGGTTTATGACTCCAGATGTTTTCTATAAGAATGCACACCAAAATGCTTTTCAAGCCATACAGACCTTGTACGAGAAGGAATTACCCATCGACTTACTTACAGTCGTTGAGGAACTAAGACGTACAGGGAAGCTTGCTATTGTAGGTGGAGAGTATTATTTGATACAGCTTACTCAAAAGGTAAGTTCTGCAGCTCATATAGAATTTCATTCTCGAATTATTTTACAGAAGTATGTACTTCGTAGAATGATACAGCTGGGAAATGTAGTCATTGAAGAAGCTTACAATCAAGATCCGGACATATTCGATCTGATGGATAAGTTTGAAAATGATGTGCTGGATATTTCCAATACTGCCCAGAAAGGCAAAAAGGAATCCGGCCCTGCAGATCCTGGAGAGGAACTTCGAGAAAAGGTTAGACTTAAGAGAGAAGGAAAGACAATTGGATATCCTTCGGGAATTGAAGAGTTCGATAATTGGGCGGGTGGCTTCCTGAAAAGGTGGCTTTTCATATTGGGAGCCCGACCAGGTATGGGAAAGACTTCATTCATTGTTGCAGTCATATATCACTTAGCTTTCGAGAGAGGTGTAAAGGTTGCATTCTTTTCCCTTGAAATGGCAGCTATCGATATTAAGTATCGATTAGCTGCCAGGATCCTCGATATTCCATTCAGTAGAATAAATCTTGGAGAGCTCACAGATGAAGAACTTGAAGAGGTAACTGAGATAGTATCAAAAATTGAGGACTATGGAATCAACATAATTGACAACGTAAGGAACCTCAGCAAGATTACTGTTGAAACCAAGAAGCTGAAAGAAGAAGGTTTTGAAATCTTCTTTTTGGATTATTTACAGCTGGTAGAGATATCCGGAACTTCCAAGGATTTAACTGGAGAGATGGTGATCATTACCAGAACATTCAAATCACTTAAAAACGATTTAAACATTCCGTTCATTGCGCTATCACAGATTGACAGAATAGTGGATAAGCGGCCCGGTCATAGACCATTAATTTCAGATCTTAAACAGGCAAGTTCTATAGAGCAGGATGCTGATATAGTAGCTTTCATTGTGAGGCCAGAGTATTATAATGAGAATAAAAGCAAGATACCTTTGCCACCAGGCAAACCGAATCCTGAATTTATTGCTCAGTTTATTATTGCAAAAGGAAGGAGTACCGGACTGAAAGATTTTGATATATATCTGGATCTTTCAAAATTTATTTTGAAATCTGGTCATTCAGTACCTTTTTAATTTTATATTTGTTAACGATAAATACATCTACAAAGTATAAAATTATGGTCAAAAAACAATTAGTATCTGAAGTCGCAAAGCAATCAGGTGTTAGTAAAAAGGACACTGCCCTGGTCATTGATACAATGATCGAAACAATTAAGAGGCAATTATTGATTGGAGTGAATGTCAAAATAACTGACTTCATAGACTTCAAGAGAGAAATTTCCCCGGAGAGAAAAGGCTTCAACCCGAACACTAAGGAAGAAATAATCATTCCTAAAAAGTGGAGGGTGAAGGTTACTCTTCCGAAAGCTTTCGTTGAAAAGATTAAGGCAAAACCTATTCACTAATGAAAGCAGCAAGGAAGTACATATTTAGAAATCCTCTTAAAAATATTTCAAGGGAGAGTATAGATCAGTACTTGCACACGAATGTATTCAGCACGCCTGAATTTGGCATTCACGTTAAACAAGTTGCGTTAAACCTCAGACTCGACGATCGTATTGTGAGGGATGTTCTCATAAGCTATTTCAGCAATGTGATGTACATTATCAATACCGTCAGGAAATTAAGAACCAAAATCAACATCTATGGTTTCTTTTCCATTATAGTGGAAAAGGGAGATAGGTACTAATTCATTTTTATTATGGAAAATTTTCAATTTACCGCCCCGGTTGGAGGCGACAGCAAGAGAATTGATGATGTTGCATTAATCCCTTCAGGGATGCGACTTTGTACGTTCTATGGACTTGCAGATCTTGGTACCCAAGACAGTAAAAACTTTGGGCCAAAACACAGATGCCAGCTGGCATTTGAATTCCCTCAAGAATTGAGGATATTTTATGAAGGTGATATTCATAAGCCTTCAGTGATCTGGAGTGAGGAAACTTTCTCAATGGCACCAAAAGCCAATTTGAGAAAGCATTACGTTCACGGTATGCTTGGCCGTAATCTTAGTGATGAAGAAGCGGCGAAATTCAACATAGCTTCCCTATTAGGAAAGCCATTTGTTGCCACCATTTCTCATACTGCAGATGGTAAGTATGCGAACATCACTTCTATTACTCCATTGAGTGATCAGAACAGATTGATGTTTGGATTGCAGGATATGAATGTACCTGTGATCAATGATATCTTTGCATATCATATGAGCCAGGGCTTTATTAGTGAGAACTTCAAGAAGCTTCCAAAATTCATTAGAGAAAAAATAAAAAACTCTGAGGAAGGTGAAGCTCACAAAAAGTCTGGAGGAACATTCCTTGAACCGGATCCAAGTGATTTCAAAAATGCTGGCAAAAAACTTAAGATGCTGCCTAATGCAGAGTTCACATACGAACAGTATAAAGCAGCAGAGTGGACTGACCAGATGTTGGTTGATAACGGTAAAGCAGTATGGGAAGCTCCCGTTGCTCCACCAGCTCCGGTAGGTGCACCAGCAGCTCCACAGGCACCAATCGCCCCAGCTGCTCCGGTTGCTCCACAAGCAATGCCAGCTGCACCGTCAGCAATACCACCTGCAATGCCAGCTGCTACACCGCCAGCTCCCGCATTGAATCCTCAGGACACCAATGGTAGAATTACCCTTGTACCTGAATGGAGAGGGAAGCAGTCTGTTGCTGAATGGTTAGCTTCAGGATGGACTGAGGAAGCAATGTTAGCCAAGGGCTACGCTGTTCCAGTAAAGTAGAAGGAGTAGGGGAATCAACTCAGCAGCCTACTGCTCCACCCGCACCAGCTGAGAAAATTGAAGATCAATTTCCTGCTAACTTCAGCGTGGCTCAAGACGAGCCAGATGAAGAGCACGATGATCTTCCATTCTAATGCACCAGTTTATTTGTAAGGCGAAGTCCGGAGAGCCAATCCCGACTTCGCCTAATAAACTGGAACTTCTGAAAAAGCTTTTAGATCATTATGAGAAAACAAATATGTCTTTCAAGTTATCGATCGAACCTATTCAGAAGAATATAAATGAACAGCAGGAATCTTTATACAAGGCGTTCATTTTAAAAGCAGCAAATCATTTTGGCAACACCTTCCCAGAAATGGAAAACATACTTCGAAATTTAATGCCGGAAGGTCCCAGAGAAAGGTGGAGCACTAATCAATTAGATGATTTTATAACCAAGTCCACTGCCTATTTAGGGCAGCACGGATTTCATTTTTAATTTATGATATACTTAATAATGGCGCAGATCTGTAGGATCGGAGTCGTATGGACAACGAGTATGGTTTTCCGAAAAATATTTCGGACAGCTGCTATTTCATTTGTCGGTATGTACCTGGTTGAAAGAGTTCACCGTCAACAAAAAAGAGAGCAACAATATATAGATGGAGACAGCAGCAGACATAGACTTAACTAAAAGTCAGGAACAGCTTTTACCAAAATTTAAAGCGTTCCTTGACGGTCCTGAGAAATTCTTTCTCTTGACCGGCAAGCCTGGTGTTGGAAAAACATTCATAACCAAATTACTTCTGAAAGCATACATAGATGCTGATAGGGAGAATGGAGGTCACGGAATGGATATTAACGTTGCAGGGATTTGTTTAGCACACCAAGCCAAGAATGTACTTGGTGTGCACATCCCGCGCGTTTTTACTTTCGCTAAGGCGTATGGATTGAAGGAGCATACCGATGATTATACTGGAAAAAGGACATTCGTTTACGATAAATTCCACGATGGAGTTATTATAGGCGACCAGCCAATACCGGTATTTGTTCACGATGAAGTTTCTCAATATACCGAAGAGATGCTGGAGATTGTGTTCTCACGAACATCAATGTTTAGTAAGATCATATTTATTGGAGATAGGGCACAGCTCCCGCCAATCGATCCTGAAAATAAATTAGGAAAGGATGCGGACTCCCCAATATTTATGTATGATATACCAGATAACTGTAAGCACGAACTTACGGAGAGGGTAAGACAGGAGGAAGGAAATAAGATCCTGCAGCTTTCAGATGTAATCCGGGAAGAGATATTCGGACTCCAGAGAGTCGGTCTTGTGCGTGAAGCTATGGCTAAGCCTCAAATGGAGGGAGGAATGGGATATGATTGGGTAACCAAGAGTGAACTGATGTTCGATTTAGAACGAAGGAATGTACTTGATACCAAAGTGATCGCTCATACAAATGATGCGGTTAACAGGCACAATCCTGATATAAGGAATTTCCTTATGCAGAATCCGGATAATTTCTTAGTTGAAGATGATATTGTAGCAATGACAGATAGCTTCTATAGTATGGATGAATTTGGATTTGTGAAGTATGTACTTTTTAATTCAGAGGTATTCAGAATAAAGGAGATCTACACTACTGTAATTCAGTATGAGGCATTCAGTAAAAAATATAAGATTGATGCTATGGTAGCCAATATCGAGAATAAGGTAGGACAATTCATTATTCCTTCGGAGTATGGCTATGAATTACTGCAGGAGTATTTGAGAGAGATTGCAGATGCCTGTAAATCTCATAGGAACTGGGGGCCGTTCTGGGACTTCAGGAAGAAGTTCTGTGAATGGACTTACGGTTATGCCACAACTTGCTACAAAGCGCAGGGAGGCACGTATGAGACTGTTTATGTAGATGTGAATGATATATTCGGCTGTAGGCCATTATCACGTAAGAGGCAACTGCAGACAGTTTACACCGCTATTACCAGAGCGAAGAAAGATGTTTACTTTATAAAGTAATATTATGAGAGATAATATTTATTACCGATGGTTCAAAAAAAGTCTTAGGGATGATCAAGAAAAAGATTATCGAGAAATGAGTATCAATCAACAAAAAGATTGGTATATCTCATATTTAGAAGAACATTTTGATGCCAAGAAAATAAAATCTTAACTATGGCATATTCAACTTCAGGTGAAACCTTCCACTTTATATGTAAAGTGGAAGACACCATTAACGATAATCGCATTGTGGCCAATCCATATTGTGATGTTAGAACCCGCAGGCAAGCGGAGATAGAATTTCGGAGAATGCCCCAGGTAAAGAAATACCTTGGAAACCCGAGATACAGGATTTCCTTCAGGGAAAATTCAGTATTAATTCAAGACAAAGAGTAATGGAAATAGTACCATTTATAGCGCCATCATATCACGATGAGCATTTCGCTACGAAACGCTTTCCGAATAAGGTTGCGCTAATCGACGCAGACCGTTACAAGCACGTTGTAACGTATAGAGTATTTCAAGAATTAGAAAAAGGAAGGGAGCACGGTAAGGAGCTGTTAGATGAATTGATCAGCGAGTACCTGCATACCGATATCTTTTCCAAGTTTGAGGCTAAAGCATACATATTCTGCTTTTCCTCACCTTCAAAAGATGTATTCCGGAACTTTATAACTCAGGAGAAAGAGTATAAGGGAAACCGGAAAGGCCGTGATGATGCTTACTTCTACGAAGGGAAGTATCAGGATATGGCTTATGTTTTCAAATATTGTGAAAGCAGATATCCAACTTTGAACTTTTCAGATTTGGAAGCAGATGATATTTTATCGATGCTGCAGGATCCTGAAGATACATTCATTTTCTCTCACGATAAGGATTTGAAACAGGTGGTAGGATTTCATTATAATATGAACCGCCATATGTTAGAGTATACCTCGGAAAGTGAAGGGTTCTGTATGTTACTGAACCAGATGCTCACCGGAGATAGCACAGACAACATACCTGGTCTTGCTGGCTTCGGTCCTAAAGCTTTGGAGAAGTTTCAGGAGAAGTGTACCAATATGGGAGATATGGAGCGCCTGATTATGTGCATCAAGGAGTATGTAGATAAAAAGGGTATCCTTCACGGAATGGATGTGTTTGCAGAAATGTGGACTCTTTTATCAATGAGATTGAATCGCGGAGAATATTGCCAGCTTAAATATAAGAAGGGCTTTGATCTGGTGCGATCATTCATAGAAAGGGAAGAGTAATGGAGCAAGCGGAATTCAGAATGTTAGATGCATACAAGATCTTTCCTTTCTATCCGGATAGAGTTTTACTCTCGCCTCTTTATGATGATTTCAGTGGCAAATATGCTATGATGATCAATGAGATGCTTCCGAGTGGTAGACCAGGACAAACATTATTCGCTACCACAAAAGCCGTATTTGATAATGAAGAACAGGCAGTATTTTCAACATCGAAAATGCTGAAAATGACAATGCAAGTTGTAAAAATATCTATGAACTAATGGAATTAGATTTTGAAAAATATGGACAGCAGTTAACCGTCCTGTCCTTTGGAGCAGGACAGGACAGTACCGCAATACTTGTGCGTATAATTGAAGATGCTCGCTTTAAAAGAGATTATGTGGTAGGTCAACTTATAGTTGTATTTGCCGATACCAAGAATGAGCACGCTCATACCTATGCTTATATCAGCTACATAAAGATGATTTGCAAGGTGGCTAAAATACCATTCGTTGTGGTAGAGCCTGAGAAGTGGGCAGGAGGAAAATGGAAGCAAGGTCTGGTTGGGTTCTGGAAGCAAAATAAAGCTGTAGGATCCAAAGCCTTTCCAAAAACCTGTACTGATCAATTAAAGATTAGGCCAATTTATAAGTGGCTGGAAGAGTTCATTCATATCACTTTTGAAACCAAGAGTGTTGGGAAGAAGAAAGCTTTTTACGAGTACTTCTATAAATATGGAAAAGTTCGCGTACTGATCGGTATAGCATCCGGAGAGGAAAGCAGAGCTTCAAATGAACCTACCGGAATGAAATGGTTCGATGAGTGTGTTGAGAAGATCTACCCACTTATAGAGCAGAAAATGGATAGGGAAGCTTGTCAGCAGACAATTAACGCGTATGGGTATGTAGTGCCGAAACCGTCAAATTGTATGTTCTGCCCATTCCTATCGCTTCAGGAGTTACTTTATTTATCAATGAAGGATCCCGGAGCATTTTTAGAATGGGTTGAAATAGAAGCTGAGAAGCTGAAAAACAATGAGCATAAAGGAGAAAAGAATCTTACAGTCTGGGGAACCAGAAAGACTCTTCCTGAAATGCGTGAGATAGCAATGGAAAAATATGGCCATTGGACTATGGAACAATTAGAAGAATATAAAATGTCACATGGACATTGTGTAAAAAGTAAATACTAATTATGTCAAGATACAAAACCACAAAAGTCTTTAAAAAGACTGGTTACCGTAAAACCATTGAAACAGGACTCACTAAAGATGAGGCACAAAAAGCTGTAGACAAAGACCTTGAGAATAATCCCAAGGCTCTTAGATATATGCTTGTTTATGACGAACAATAATTAACACTTATGGAAGTAATATTGAATATACTTTGGTTTGGCTCAATAGGATTACTCTTTTTGGGTGGATTGAGATTGGTTTTAATTGCCTTGGCCAAAGCATCATATAAAGGATCCAGAGAAGAAATGTTTCATTTAATGCAAGGGAAACGTCGGAATTTTATAAAGTCGACTTCCAATTCTTTATGGATGATCGCTGTAGGAGGTTTAGTGCTTTTGGCATTTGCTATTTCTAATGGGTTTTGAATTACCAGATAAAGTATTCTATTTCGCTATAAAAGCTCACTCTAAATATAGAGCGCTTCCGCCGGATGAATTTTATCTATGGGAAGATGCAAACCCTGAAAGGTTTTTTCGCTGGATGTGGTACTTTAAATATAGAGCTGCATTACTCACTGTGAAATATCCAAGAGGAACCATTATCGTAGACCAGGGAAGTAGACAGCCTAAATGCGAAGAAGAAGTGAACTTTATTGCAATCACTAAGCTCAGAAATAGAGTGAGAGCGAAGAAAGGGAAAATTACAGAGTACCGGAATAAGATAAAGCAATTTGAAGAAGGCTGGAAGGAAAGGTACCCGATAGCCGGATTGGTCCCTATCGATAACGATGAGGGATATAATAATGCCAGAGAAAAAGTATTTCGCCTGCAGGGAGAATTACTATCGATGGAGCACGAACTTAAAATTTTAGAAGATGAGTGATCAAAAATATGTGTTTTTCAAAAGTCGCGAAGGAGGTAAATCTGAGCGAATTGAAAAAACTGAAGATGAATTAACCAAGGAGGAAAAGGATCTGATTTATGGTAATCTGATCAATACTTGGAATAATTGTCCTAAAGAAATTCAAATGAAATTTATGCAGGAATGTATAAGCATTGCTGGAGAAGATTTTGAATTACGTTTCCAAAGTACCAGAAATGCTTTTGAAGAAAGGATTGAGCTTGATGCTCGTATCACAGATATGGTGAATGAATGGCGCAAGGACAGATCTGGAACAGAATTATTTCATACAATGATGAAGGTGTTACATAAAAACTATTCATATGTAGAGATAACCACTGTTGGTGGACCTTTTAAACAACCAACCCTGTACGTGAAAATTCACGATGGATTACAAACTTTTAATTAACCCTTAATTATAAATCAATGTCAAACAAAGAAGAACAAATCGAAGAAGTAGAAATCGTAATCATTACCGATGAGCAAGTTGATGCTCTTCCTCAAAAAGCTGTAGCTACGGTAAGGAGTCTTAAAGGATCCTTACCTCACGCTCAGCTGCAAATTTTTATACCGGTAGTTCAAAAATATATTGAGCTTCGGGAAATGGCTTCCAAATTGAAATTGGAGCGTGATGAAAATGGAGAGATAAAAAAGGAATGTATCGAATCCTATAAAGAAGTAAAAAAATCTATTGGCTCTTTCAATGGTGATTTGAAACGTGAAATCAAGAAAATTAAGGATCCTTTGAATTCTATTAAATCAGATGTAATTTCTGTGGAAAATACATTTAAGGAAGAGTCTGACGAAATAAAAGAAGCTGTTCTGGAAGAGTTTAAGGAATATGAAGATGCTGAAACCAAGAGAAAAGAGGAAGCCAAAAAGAAAAAAGATGCGGCCCTGTTAGCTCAGATTGAAGAAGCTAATGAGGAAACTGAAGCTTTGAAACTGCAGCAGGATAAAATGAATATCTATAATGAGATCCGGGTAAACAGAATTACCAAGGATATTACAGATGCTACTGCAGATGCTCTGGATGAAATGAATGAACTATCCCTGGAAAGATTGAAAGCTGGTATTGCCCAAAAGACTTGGGAAACGATCACAGCTAATCAAAAGGTGGAACTTCTGGATGAGGATGTTCAGTCCGAGCTTATCACTGCTTTTGATAAAGCCAAGCAAAGAGCAATCGCTTCTATTGATGATAAGCTTCAAAAATATGAGGATGAGAGAGAGAAGGAAGTTACCGAGAGAGTTGAGAAAACTTCAATTCCACCGGCACCAAGCTCCAATCATATTGGAGGCTTTGGAGGTCCAAGCATTCCACCGCCACCTTCTCCGGAAGAAGAACAGCACATTCAGACTGTGGCCACCAACGTTGTGGAAATTCACAAGAGATCTGAGCCCGATTTCATTAAGTATATCGTGGATAAGATTGCAGCCTATGAAATGGCCGTTGATATTAAAGTTCAACAGGATGGGGCAACGCCTGGTCTTGTTACTTTGAAGAATAGATTTGTCAAATTTAACTCTGAACTGTAATGCTGAAAGACGTTAAGTTAACTCTGAAATTTCCGAAGCTTGATAAAGCTTTGGCGAAAGACAAGGATATGAGAGCCGATGATCCCCGCAAGGGTATCATCGTGCTCAATAATAATGCGATTGTAATGAATTACAATTTCTGTATTGTTATTGACCTTATGGATTATTTTACGATCGACTGTGGTATCGACGATGATCAGGAGATTGCCGAATTAAAGAAGATCTTGTTTTATATGGATGAGAAGGTTTTCAATAAGGAATATTGGGGAGAGCTCACCAATGGAGCAAATATGAAAATGAATGGTGACTCCCTGTTTATTGAAACCCCGAAGTACTCCAAGGATCTTCATTACAAACATCTGGAGGTAGATTTACTTGAGCCGTTGGAAAACATCAAAGCTGTATCTGAATCTGATCAGAATCTTGTAAGTACTATCGCTTTGCCGTTTGCCGCAATCAGTCAGATATACAATGTGCTATCTGCAGACTTCAAAGGTGATTATATCATATTTGAATTTGCGGACCAGACAAGGCCTGTGAAGTTTACTTTCAGGAATCGTAAGCACGTATACGGGTACATATATCCGCATTATGATGCAGCTCAGGAAGGTTTCAAGTTTGAAACTATGAAGGAGTTCATAAGGGATGAGTATGTGCGTGATGTTCTTTCTGAACTTCAGGAGAAAAAGAAAAAGTCTTTAGCTCCACCGCCACCACCGCCAACGGAATTGATTGAGATCCCTGCAGACGAGAACCAGACAGATATGTTTGGAGGTGATATCCTTTCAGGAAAGTCCTGGCAGAGAGTTAATATGACTGTTGTAAAACCAGATGATAATGACTAATATTTCTGCCAATACAAATAGCACGAAAGAAAATCCGGATGAACTATATTTCACCTGGTACTTAGATGAATTAATGCATTATGGTTTCCTGAAAAATTATGACAGGGAGCCAGAAACATTAATTGTACTCCCTGCCTATGAGCATTTAAGGCAGAAGCATTTTCAGACAAAGGCAAATGAGAATGAGAACTTTAATTTGACTCAGCCTTTGACATATACTTATGATTTCAGATTGATCTGGGAGGAAGCTGCTATTCATATTTTCACTGAAGCATTCAGGAAGGGTTTACCCTTTAAATATGGAGAACCTACATTCGTTTCGCATTACATAAAACTGCATGGCGGAGTAGAGCTGGTATCTTTTGTAGATGTAAAGCCACACGTTTCAGCTGCTAATTTTGGTGGAGGTAAATTATCTACATATTACACTTTTCCATTAATTCAGAAATTCTTAATGGCCACAAGGAACCTTTATATAAATAAGGTTATTCCGAAGAACCAAGGGAAACACGGAATCAATACTTGTCTATTTGCCAAGACGTTCACGCCGAACCGGTATGAGTATACAGATGAAGCTAGAACCTTCAGGAAAATTCCCTGGAAGAAAACTTCAATAACTTCTTATGTAAATAAACAGAGGAATGTTCTTGATATGTTGGAGGCACAGGAAAATAAAAAGAACGCTAAAAATAATCAGCAAACTTTATTGTAATGAAGATAGTCCACAATGCTCGGCCGAGAATTGCCGGAATGACAAGGGCAGCAGTTATGAGTGTAGCATTAACGTTGTATGGTACCAACCGTACAGCGTTAATTATCACTAAAGGAGATCCTTTCCTTTACCTTAGATTGCTCAAAGAGTATGGAGTTCAGGCGAAAGCTATTCCAATTCGTAGAGATCAAAGATTAATCGGTTATAAATTCAAAAACGTATCATAATGAAAAACAAATTTTCCTCCGCATTGTATATTCCTTCAGGATTGATTGTAGGATATATAATATTATTTCTATTCTTATTTCTTTCCTGTTCAGTTAATGATCATCCACCTGAAAATAAACATAGCGTGATTATTGACCTGGACAATCTTGAAACATATCAATTCGCAGATCTTAATGAAACTGATTTTGACGATATGATCAAAGAGAATGGAGCAAAATTATTCAATGGCCATAGTTACAGCTATACCATTGAAGGAGATCGTATCACTTTAGAAACTGGATTGAGGCCCCTTGAAATAAGGTTGTTTACAAATGCCATTACTCCAGAGTATAGATTGTTAGAAATAAGTGATAATAACACTGTCACTTACAGGCGCACATTGTATGAATATGTTGTGCCTGTTTATCCCTGGAGTAATTAAAAATTATAAAAATGAAAAAACAAAAACCGCCTATAGGATTGTTCCCTCGAAAACTTCACGAAGAAGATAGGTACAAAAAAGTATCTGATGCTATTTTAAGACGTATTTCAGCTGGATTGGAAGTATCTGAAGATTGGCTACAGGAATACAACGAGCTTGTAGTGAAAATGGAATTTAAGGAAGAAGAAGATGGAGAATTGATAATTCACGATCATCCCTTGAAGCCATCTGAATCAGCTAAGTTGAATCGTGGAGAATCTTTAAATGAAGAATCTGAATGGACTCCTAAGAAACATCGAGAAAATTTGTTGTTTGCTATTAGGAACGATTTTGGCCCCGGGTGCGAAGCAATCTGTAAAGAACGCGCCAGACAGAAAGAGGTGAAAAATTTTCACGTTCATAGGGATGAGCAGCTTTATAAAAATGAACAGCTTGCTCAGGCAGCAGTATCATATGCATTGCATCCAAATCATTTGTATTTGGAAGAAAATCATACTGATAGAATGAGTCAATTTTGGCCTTGGGATCAAAAATATTGGAAGCCTACTCCTGAAGATCGCTATACAGAATTTAAAAAAGCCGGCGCTTTATTGGCTGCGCAAATTGATGTAACCATAGCTCAGAAAAGTGAAGGCCGTAATTAATCCGGAAACAGGAATCTTAGAGATTACTCCGGAGAATAAAGCAGAAAAATATTTATTAAATGGGTGGCATTCTGAGAACAAATCAAATCTCTTAAGTCACCACGTAACTATAATTGATAAGAAATGAATAAAGATAAATCACAATTGCATTCAGAAGTTTTAGCTTCTCAAGGAATAAAAGAATTAATGGAAATCTGTCACTTAGCTTCCCGAAATGGAGGTTGGTGGCACGATCTCAAAACAGGTGAGAAGCTTCAGCGAAATAAAGGTGAAATGCTTTGCCTTATTCATAGCGAGATATCCGAAGCTATGGAGGGAGAGCGCAAGGGCCTTATGGATGATAAACTTACCCACCGCCCAATGGCTGAGGTAGAACTTGCTGATGCTGTAATCAGAATTATGGATTATGCTGCAGGGTTTAATTATGATCTGGCCGGAGCAATCATTGAAAAAATAGAATTCAATGCTCACAGAGCTGATCATAAACCTGAGAACAGATCAAAGGAAGGAGGTAAGAAGTTCTAATGAAAAGAGTAAAACTAACTCACGGGACAGCTCGGGTATCTGAGGATTGTCCTGATGAGGTAATTGATATGCTGGACAAATTGTCCAGATTAGTCTATATGAAAAATATAGAAACCGTAGAATTTGATAATAAAAAAGAATGACTACAGGAGAAAAAAGATTGGTACTGGAGAATATAATCAGTGCCACCCACACACTTCATAAAATTCAAGAGCTGCAAATTTTACCCCCTTGGCAGAAACAAATGAAGAATTATGGAAATTTATTTCTTAAAGAACTTCTTAGAGTTGAAGGATATTTTAATCAACTTGATAATGAAACTCCGGAAGCTGTAGAACTTTATGAAGATTACTTTGATGTAATGAAGATTATTTCCAGAGTAAATATCCATCGTATGGATGATCTGCTGAAAGTGCTTCAGGCCTTTGAGAAAGAGCCCGCAATACTCACAGGAATTTGCCACAACATAATTGAGGAAAAACCTGAAGAGTCTTAAATGTTTGTTAAGTCATTGATAATTATATAATTAGATGAATTAAATTTGACCACGTTGAAGGTTGCTGGGGGGCATACCAAGACGTGGTTTCTACCCTTCGGATCTTATACATAAATAAGCTTCCGAAGGTTTTAGAAAGGAAAAACCCGCTGCGTAGGGGTCAGCGGGTTTTTATTAATGTCTATTTAAACTTAGCCTTGCGAATATAACAAAATTTAAAAGATACTTCCAAGTAAATTATTGGTTGTTTGTATCGCAGGCGCAACCATCTTATTCTCTAACTTTTCCAAATTCATATAATAATTTGAATCCCAAAACAAGTCGTTCGCCGTATCGCTGGCTAAACTGGCGCCAGCTAATCCAATTATTGTTGTCATTGCCATTCCTTTCAGACCGCTATCAAGGCGTGCTCTTTGATCTGGTGACAAACTCTTTCTGTACTCAACGAATCCCTGTGGATCATTCATTACGTGACGGACCATTTTACCGACGGAGCGCAAGCTACCAATGTGCTGCTTTCCGTAGATATTGATATCCTCTTTTGAGAATCGATCGTGTACCATTGTTGGCAGAAACTTACTAAACTGCAGCATCATATTACCCCAGGAGTACATTTGTGCTACTCTCTGGTCAGTAGGCTGATAGCCTCTACCATGGGAAGCTTTTACTTTATCTTCAAGTTCGATGAGTCTGTGATTATCTATTGGCCATTCGCCTTCGTGATAGTTTCCATTCTCGTCGAATTTATTTAATTCTTCTTCAGTCAGCAGTCCTATCATATGCACTTGCTGAATCCACTTTTCTGAATAGATCATTGGTGATAGAGCCAGATCAGAAAATACCGCATCTAAGCCGTTTTTCTTTTCCATATTTACCTCATCATATACATTGATCTCCATAAAGTTCAGACTCTTCATTATCCCGGCCATTCTTCGCTTCCTTGCGAGTACACCATTCAGGCCACCTTCCAAACCTTTATCCAATCCCCAGAATCTCTTTTCGCCTTCAATCCATTTTTTACCACCAAGATCTTTGATGTTGTGGTATTTCCCAACCAGTATGTTACCAATGGAATACAATCCGTAGGTGTTTTTGTTAGCCTGGTAACCCAGAGCATAAAATAAATTGAACCTCGTTAGAGCATTCAGTATTTTATCTCCATCCTTTCCTAAAGCAGACTCTTGCCTTTCCCCTTTCGTGAAATAATCTTTCCAGACTTTCTGAACGTGGATATTCATATTAGGCAAGTTGTTCTCCCTATTAAATGCAAGTACACCATCGATGTAACCTTGCAACTTTTCCATTCCTTTAAAATTCTTATTCCCGTTGACAAACAGCGTAGAATGTATGTAATCCCCAAGGGCCTTATTCAAGTCCATTGTGGGAAGCTCCGTAGCTTTTACAGATCTGTTATTGACAAATCTGTTTATTGCTCCGAATCCTAAAGCTGTTTCCATTCCAACAGTACCGTGAATGATCTTGGATCCATCTTCATTCTTTCCAGTTTTCAAAAGCTGTAAAGCTTTTTTCTTCATTTTACGGTATTCCATAATCCTGTTAATGTCATTTTTCCTATGAACATCTGCAGAATCTCTCTTGAATATATCTTCAATATGTTTGAAGTTCATCAATTTAGTTTCTCCGGAACGTGGATCCTTGTAATTCATTTTCACATCGTAGATAGCTTCATCATCTCCCCTGGAGTTTACCATTAGTCCCAGAAGTCCTCTTGCTGAGAAAGCTTCAAGCTTGCTCATTGCCGTATGAGGGATGTAATCTTCTTTTCGCTTCTTAGCCGCTTTAGGCGGCATAAGCTCATTGGTAGTTTTCCTGAAGAAATCATAAAAATCTTTTTCTGTTGCAGAAATATAACCTGCTTTAAATTCCCTCTCCATTTCATCCTGAGGACGTAATTTGAAATTATAGGTTAGATTGCCCTGCTTGTCTAAAACTTCCTCTCTGGTCACCAAATTGCCATACAGCCTATCATAAATCTCAGATTGTCCTATAGTGAACATATCTCGGATCCTTCTGATAGTTCCCATAAAAGTACGCTTGGAGCCATAGCCCAATTTCTCTTTATAGAGGGCGTCAGTGATCTTATTCATTTCCCGCATATACTTTGACTTCTCATTGATAAAGGTCTTGTATTCCTTCTCCAGCATCCTTGCCAGTGATTGCGCAGCCGGGTGATTGGAAGGAATAGTTGAACCACTTATCATATATGCCTGAAATTTGGAAATATCCTGCCCATCATAACCCTTGCCCTCTACCTCATTATCTTTCCAAAGCTTTGCCTGGTCACTGGCTAAATGTCCTGCGAGCTTTTTGATAATAGGCGTCATTACAATAGAGTAAGCATAAACATCTTTCTCCCCGTAGGTAGAGTATAGATCCAGAAGTTCATCTGCAGTCTTGCTATCCAGAGTAGGAATAAGAGTTTTAGCCAATTCATTGGCGGCTTTTTTATCCTTCACATAGTTCGCATAATTTTTCTCCTTAATGGATTTGTCTGTAAGTGGGTTGTACTCCATAGCTTCGTCAAATTCCCCAGGAGTAAGCAGTTCCTCTTTCTCGAACATAGGCAAATCGAATTCTTCTTTTGCATCCATTCCCTCAACACTTACAGGCTGATTAGCCAAGCGCTCTCTCATTCGAGCGCTGGCTTCTTCATAACTAATGGTAGCTTCAGTAAGTGAATCCATATTTTCCCGGGTATCGTAATTAGGACTTGGCGTCCAGCTTCCCGGGATATTCTTGTCTTCGATAAGTGCAAGGTCGATATCAGCATTGTATCGTTTCTTTCCTTTATCATAGGAAAGTGCATTCGGTACCAGAGTGATATTCTCCTTGGCTAACTGAATCAATCTAATCTTTCTGGAAGATGCAGTTCTTTCACTTAAGATCTGCGGTAGAAATTCTGCCATATCTGCCACTTCAAATAAAGCCGGCTTACCATCAGACCAAACGCTGAGGTACATTCCACCAGGCTTTTGAAGTCTTTGAATAACAGCTTCATTTACATACTTGCCATCTTTTTGCTCGAAGATCTTGTTTACCACATTCCCAACACTCTCAAGCTTATCATTCTTTCCTAAGTAGATTTTCTGGAATGAATTGCTTGGGTTCTGAGAATGCTTCAGAGCAATGATCTGTTCAAGGTTCTTAAGAACTACTTCAGAGATTGTTGTATTTGGATTTTTCAAAGCTTCATCCGCATACATATTGATCATAAAGTTTTCATCCTTCCCAAAAAACGGTGCCATAGATTGTGGACCTTTCCACCCGTGCTGTATTAAATCATACAGCATAAGATCTTTTTGGATCTCCACCGGTAGCTCTTCAAATTCTTGCTGAGCTCTCTCCCTTTCAACTTCATTAAAACTTTCATTCACGAAACTGGTATTGGCAGAAATGTACTGCTCATTACCATCCAGAGAAATGTTTAAAGCTTTCCGGAATAATATACTGTTGTGCAATTTTGAAACGCTATTCAGTATATTTTCTTCATCAATTTTGATATCAGACTTAAGAGGCTGCAGATAATTATTAAGCTTCTTATAGATTGAAGTCTCGCTGAATGGGTTCATGAGATCCTTGGCATACTCCTTTGAGATGTTATTGAATCCAAGTAGCCTGGAAGTCCTGAACTTTAAGAAGTCGCGGGAAATGCTCTCTATTTCATTTACCCCGATATCACCCATCTTAATTTTCAATCTGGAAAGTACCTTATTAGTCGCTGTAGCATATACAGGATTTAATCTCTTGGTATGTTCCAGGGTTTCCTCAGCTACCATCTGGTAATTTTTCAGGTCAGCATTATTCTTTAACTTATCGTCGATCTTCAATATCTGGTTTTCAGATTTGTTATTTAGGACCGTAGAGAAGTCTGCAAGTTGCTGTTCCAATACAAGCGGGTTAACGTGAATGGTCTTATGGCCAGTCATTATCTTAGAGATCTTCTGTACCTCAGCATTCATATCCGATAGGTACCCGAACATTTCAATGATCGCTGCCTGTTCACTTGGCTTATCAGCATTCTTAGGATTGACTTTTAACTCGATGTTGGAATCACGGCTAACTTTTAGTTTCGCATAGATCTCCTTCACAATAGTTTCGCGTTTCTTTTTAGAATGAAACGCGCTATTGTTATTACGGTTGAGTTCACTCCACAATTTAGCTGCAGGAGAGTTCAAAATCATTCCCACATCTACCAATGGGATCCCCATATTCACAAGCAGGATAGCCTGAGAAATATTGTGTTCATCCAATCCGATATCATCCGCAAAACCGTGCTTGGAGTTATCCAGAATAATGTTAGCCAGGATAGCTGATTGCTGGTTTCTGGAACCGTTACCCTGAGCATAATCTTTAAACCTGTCATAGGTGGTACCGCCAATAGTTATTGGTTTCTCGATCGCAATCTCATAAGCTGCAAGTAGGTTTGCCAACTTGTGCGTATTGAAAACAGGACCAACGTTTCTCTTAGAGATCATTGTATTGTTGTAATCCTTGCGCCTTTGCTCCGGAGAAAATGGAGTTATATATTCCTTATTCTTAGGGAACTTTCCGTTGATCTCTTTAACGATCTCTCTGGTTTCATCCACAAACACCATCTTTGCATTGATCTGCTCTTTCATCTTAGGAGATAGCCAGTACTTGGTCATTTTATCAAATGCCTGGTTCCATTCTCCGAATTTCTTACCGCCTTTAGTTTGAATGAAAAGAGCATCCCCATCATTATCCGCTCCGATCACTTCACTGAAAGCACTCGGTACCATAACCTGATTACCTTCAGTGGTATCAAATCCAAGTACTTCAAATACTCCTGTGGAAGCTGGACCGTGACCAGGTACCCGGGAAGCAATTACAGTATGACCTTTAACGTGGAAACCGATATGTACACCTTTGCTGTCATATTCCTTAGCGATATATTTGAAAGCTTCTTTTCTGCTAACCCCGTGGCGTTTTTCTGCCATATCCAAAGCTGCAAACTGGATCGCATTAAGATCATCAGTTAAGGTCTGGGCCGCTTTTTCTTCCTTAGAAAGTCCTTTCATAGAATTCTCTATTGCTGATTTTCCACCGAAATTGTAGTAGGTAAGGGATTGCCTTGGCTGTACCTTATCTGACATATGCTTAGGCAATATGATTTCTGCAGGTGCAAGTGAACCATCACCATTAGGCTGGTAATGTTGCAAGCGTTGATCAACTTTACCGCCGGCCATTTCAAAGCCGATATCCGGCTTTTGATGTGCCAGTGTTCCCGGAGTGGAAAGCTTGTTACCCATTCTTCTTAAAGTCTGGGCCAGCTGGTTCACAACGATTTCATTAACGTATGGATGCGCTAAGGATCCATTATCATCTAATAGAATTCTTTGCGCCTGGTTCATATCCTCCTTATTGAGTCCTTCCATAATCAAAGCACGATATTCTGTGATGCTGTGATCTTTGATTTTATCAAGGACTTTCTGAAGGTTTTCCCGCTTCTGGTTGGAAATGTGCTGCTGTATCTCATTGGCCAGATCGAGCTCTCCATTTAAAGTAGCATTTACAATAATGGAGTTGATCATTTGTACCGGAGTATTAGCAGTACTGGTTTTCTTATCCATCAGCTGCTGAGGTCCGAAGTTGTAGCTTTCAATACCTACAAATTCTCCATTTTTATAGAAAAGTTTGTCCTGTTCCTCTGTAATGGAAATAGGATTATCTCTCAAGTAAGCTGGAGTACGTTTCATTCCTGCCTCAGTATATTCACCTTTTTGGATATATTCTTCTCCGGAGAAATTAGATTTATCCGAAGACTGAGGAATAGCAATTACCATATGGTTAAAGCTTCCATCGGAAAGATCCTGGGAAGGTTTCACGCCAAACTTCTCTCCATGGTACTGTAGGTATTTCAGTTTCCTCTGGTTCATAGCTTCAAAAAGAGGGTGGCCCTTCTTTACAATGGTGGTATATCCTTTCAGGTATGCAGTCTTTCCTTTGAAATTAGGGTTCTCCTTCTCGATGCTGGCATTAAGCAATTTGAATCCGTGGTTCATATTGAAAACACCTTTACCAAGCTGCTGCAGCTTCTGTGCATCCTCTTCCAGAATGTACATACCTGAATCGGTACCGGCGATGCTTCCATCAAGTAGTTCATCAGCAAAGAACAAAGGTTCAATTTTGAAGTTCGGGTTCTTTACAGATATGATAGGGGAAGAGTTCATTTTAAAACGTTTCACGATATCCTTTCCTGTAATTCCCGGTAGGAAAACTTCGGTGGTATTGTAGCCGTTAACTGTGGAGTTTACAACGTATTCTGCCACCAGCTCTATACCATCCGGATTAAGCCTGTTCTTCTCGTTGAAGTAGTTCTTCAATTTATCGATCTTAGCCATCTCAGCCCCGTTGGAGTTCATAAACTGAATCTCTTTAATGACTGACTGCCTCAGGCTGTCTTTAAACTTCTGGCGACTGCCGGCGATCTCATCATCCCAGAATATTTCATCGTGTAAATGCTGGGCACTGCTGACAACATTCCCCTCACGTTTGTTTACATACTTAATCTTACCAGCATCATCGTATTCAAATACATCCTCAAATTTGATACGTGGCATATTCATAAGGAACTTACGTGGAGAATCTGAGAAAGCTCCCAGGTTTCCGAGATAAGATCTGTTCTTCACGCCTCTGGCATTTCTGGAAGTGTTGGTAAAGATTAAGAAATCTTCAATTCCCTGTTCCAATGCAGTGGATCCAGCGTATAGGTTTCCTGTCTTATTGGAAATATTCTCAATACCGTTATATTGAGAGATAGTAGGCATTATACCTACTTGAGCATTTTCATAGATATTATTCAGGAAAATATTCGGAACGTAACCTCTGCCGGCACGTTTCTTATTCTTCTCTGCAAGGTGGGAAAACCTTTCAAAGAATTGCTCTTTGGTTGGTATTTTACCATTCTCGTCCGGCGAAAGAAAGTTGATCATATTATCAACTTCTTTCGTTAAGTGATTATTGGTAATACGCACAGGAGTCATATTCCCCTCTGCATTCCTTACAGAACTAAGCGGGCTGAATTTCCTGTTTGTATTGATAAAAGACTCAACCAGTGGCCGTGCATTGTATAGGTAAATCCCTTTTGCAGGATCCCCCGGGAAGGGAAGATTCTTGAATTCATTAAAAGAATATCCATCACCTTTCTGCAGGTATTGGGTAGGCACATTTACACCATTCCAATGGAATAGTTTATTTGTGGCCACCGCAGGGATTTTTGCTACCTGATTATTATAAGCGAATTGAGCTTTCTTAAAATCTGCTTTAGTAACAATCTTCTGGAATAACATTCCTTTCTTAATGAATCCGGAGATTAACGTTTCGATTGGAACATTCACCCCCTGGTAAGTAATGTAGCCTTGCTCCAAAACCTTCTCCAGATTAAACTGTCCGAATGGAGGCGCAAGGGTATTGATCACTTCAAGGTAATCTGCTTTAGTATCGTTCCCGCTGTAGATATTATTTACAGCATCCTCGAAATTCTTCCAGCGATCGGACTTACCGTCAAAATCCTTCCGGAGTTCGGAAAGGACTTTGTTGGCTCGGTGGATCTCTACCTGAGAAAGAGAGTTTACAAACTCATACTTACCGTCATTCGTAATAGTGTTTTTGAATGCTACGATATGTTTCGAGTTGGAAAACACCAGGTGCATAGAGTTCAACAGGTTCAATTTGTTGTCACCATGCACGCTGGTCATATAGTCATTAAAAGCTTTAACCTCACGAAGCTTCGAGTTTTCGATCTGGCGAATAAACTCATTTGAGTTCGGGTTCTCGATAGCCAGATTGTACATAATGCTTTCGAATAGATCTCTATTGAAAAGAGCTGTTTTGGCATAATCTACACTCCTACCTTTATTTTTTGCAAGGTGCCTTGTGCGCATTGCTTTGTTGTAAACAATACCGAAACGCTTCAGGATCTTGGTAGCTCCTTTAGCTTTATCGTCGAAATCCTTCGCATAGAATGACTCCCCGCTATCCTCGATAGTATCTTCAATATCAGTAATGATATCCTCTTCACTAACATCTGAGAAGTCGCCTATAATATTGCTGGCTGCAGCTTTCTTTCTGGAAGCGATATCTTCCAGTTGTGCTATTTGCTCATCACTCATATCATTGGCCCGAGCATCCATACCCTCGGCGCTGAGGTCTACTCCTTTGGTAACAGCTTTAAATGTATCCAGTATAAAGTCTTTCATATTCCCGGAGGGAACACCATCTTTATTTAACTGGCGTAACATTTTATCTACTCCACCGTCTTTCTCTATAATCTCACCTTTCTTACGAAGCAATCCCCACCAGATACGAGTATCTTTTTGACGTTGTGGTTCATTCTTAGGCTTAAAGATTTTATCAAATTCATCTGCCAATGGACCTTCCAAACGCTTCACAAACATTTCCTCTATAAGTAGAGATTGTTGAGACATTGGAACAGTCTTTAAAATCCCTGCAGCAATATCCTGTTTTAAGTATTCTTCCAGATTATTCTTATCAGCTCCATCGATCAGATAAGAGGCGAAAATATCCTTCTCTTTATACTTGGCAGTTTTCCCATTTGGAAGCTGTATTTCATATAAAGTAAGATCTTTATACCTTTTTTTGATATCAGCAACGAGCTCCGGATTAGCCAAAGCACTCTTAACGTTTGCCTGAGTTTCAGGTTCGTTTTTAGATAGCTGGTAATAGATATGCGAAAGTTCGTGCATAAAGATCCTGTCCTGGTTCCAGTTTTTACTATCTATAAAAATGGTACCGGCCAGTGCGTGACCTACCGCATCAGCTCCCAAAGATTGGAACATATTACGGACAATAAAAACTTCCGTAGGCTTCTCAGCATTCGGGAACATTCTCTTAAGCTGGTGGTTTACCACAACCATCTTATCTAATTCCTGAGGGCCATACATATTGTATGAACTGTATTGGTTCAGGTAATTGTCAAGATCATTCTGAGAAATATGAGTAGCTTCAGTGGACTTAGGCATACGAAGCTTATTGATAAAATCATCCATCCATCTGGCCATTGTCCTGTTACGGACTACCGTAGAACTTTCAGATCTGTTATCCATTCCGGAAACAGAGCTTTCTGAATTATCAATGTTTTTACGGGAAATATCCCAAACCTTTTTGGCCCTTGCTACTTTCTTTTTAGTAACATCAGCAATTGATTTGCCAATACTTTTCGCCTTAGCCACACCTTGAACGAAAGCCTTCTCCGCGGGAGTGAGGCTTTCGTCATTGACTTCCACAGGAGTATCATCATCATTATTATCATCTTCAGCGGGTTCCGGGTTAGTGTCTTTACCTTCCGTATTAGGCTCCTTAGGTTCCGGGTTAGGAGTTTTCTGGCCCTCATTTTCTGGTCCTTTTGGATCAGCCGCGGGTGCATCCTGAGAAGTTTTAAGAATCTGCTTTGTGATTTCACGAAGCACAGCCTCTTTATTGGTTGCTCTCATTTCATCCTGACGGCCAGTAAGCTTGCCTTTACTTCGGATAGCTTTTGCGATATCCTGAATAGTAGACATAGGAATCTCATTCTTTTCCTTGAATGCATTGTACACATCATCGGAAACAGTTTCATTAGGATCTATCTCTACAGCTTCATTCACCTCAGCGGCTTCTTTCTTAGCTTGCTCTTCGGTTTTGGGAGTCTTAACCTTCTTTCCATCGACGGTGGTTTCCCCGGATGCCCCCGGGGTAGCCTCATCTTTTTCCAGAATTTCTTCTCCGGCTTTTTTCTCTTCCGGAGTTTTAAATTGATCCATCACCTTATTGACCATTTCCTTACTCTTCTGAGATAGGTTGGCCATAGATGGCATTTTAAATCCTTTGGCTTTCTGAGTTGCTTCGCCTACCATTCCCTTGGCAGAATCCAAAGCCTTCTCTCCTTTGCTCTTAGCATCACCTTCCTTGGTGTACTCATTTAACTGCTGAGAGGACAATCCACCAATTACCATTTCATTACCGTACTCATCCAAAACTAAATCCACCTCAAGAGGATTTGCTTTCCTACCGATAATTAAATTCTCCTGGTTCTGAATTGCTTCAGCTCTCAGAATAGAAAGAGCTTTTAATCTTTTTTGAAATACTCCCTCAGTCTGACGTATTTTGCTGGCTCTGGCTCCTTCATCAATATTCTGCAGAGATTTATAAGTATCAATCTGTTCTTTCGCCAATTCTTCATATTCAGCGATCTTAGTATCGAAATATGTTTGCTTGGCGTTATTGTACATTAAAGCTGAAAGTCCTTTTACATTTAATCTCTTGGCCTTAGATTTTACTTCTTTGAAGTCAAGGACCATTTGATCATAACGCTCTTTTTCATCCTCTGTGATGTTACCATTTTTTACCAATTTCTTAGAGAAGTCCTCATACAGATCAAGCTTATCATCGATTACGATATCAGCTATCTGCTGGCGAATGTGGTATTCCTGCCAGTCCAATTCTTCATTGGTACCGTTTTTATCAACTATCTGCTTAAAGTTCTGGATCCTGTTATGAAGCTTGGCGCTTTCATCTGCTTTTTTATTGATAAGATCTGTAACATTGAAAGCAGCTCCACCCAGTGCACCTACAGCGAAGGAAAGTACCTTAGTGCCTTTATTCTCTTTGGAGTTATAAAAATCAAGATAATTTTTATACTCCAACGGTTCGCCGGTTACATCTGAAACAGCTTTTTTAGCTGCCCATTCTTCCCAGGTTTCCTGAAAGGTTTCTTCCAGACCTTCCATACCAGCCTTACCAGCAAGTCTGGTTAATGACTTCGCAATAGGCGCGATATCATATTGGAACATTTTGGAAGCTATCTTTGATTGCTGTGCTGCAGTGTGCATTTTGCCGCCTTTAGCCACAGGGTTCAATCCTTTTAAAGCTTTCCATCCACCTCCGTAGGTCATTCCCCAGGAAGCCATATCAAGTAGCATCCAAGAGGCATTGTTCCGCATTGTTCCAGAAGCCATTTGAGATAGTTGCTCTTCATCAAAAACAAGATTACCATCGGCATCCTTCAGTTCCTTATGATCATTTACTACCTGGGCAGCGTTAAGCATACCAGACATAAGGTTGCCAGTGATACCCCCTCCGACTGCTCCAGCTAACATATTTCCTGCTCCGGATAATCCCTGTTCGGTGATCATCTTTCCAGCAAGTCCTTTCCCGGTACCAAAAACTTCTTTTCCTAAAGCTGTTTTAGCGTGATTGGTAATTACACCTTTTTTCACGGCTTTCTGTGCTGCTTTACCTAAAAGGCTTTTTGCGGCACTTGCTCCACCTTTGGAGATAAGAATGAATTCTGCCAGCTGAGGTATCATTTCCGCAACGTGGGTACTCCAGAATTTAGGATCGGCCATAGACTTCCAGTCCAAATTTTCGTGAAGTAGTTCCTCAGGAATATGAGATTTGTAATCTGCAGCAAGGTCCGCACCGGTTTCCTGTAATGCCCGAGATATCATATTTCCTTTAGAAATATCGAAACCGGCATAAGAACCTGCTACTTGAAACATATCACCTGTACCTTTCAGGATATGATTACCGAAACCTCTGGCAATACTGGTACCTGATTCTTCCAACCAAGGGCGCATTGTAAATTCAGGAGACCAGGAGTCTGGATCTTCTTGAAGATCACGAGTGTTTTGAGTAGAAATTGCACCAAGCTGCTGATTGGAATATTGAGTATTCTCATTCTGCATTTGCTCATTAGGATCACCAGAATAGTTATCGGGCATTCCTAAACCTTTTGGTTTTTCAGGCTCGATAGCTTGCTGAGCTTCTTCTCTTGAGGTTGGATAATCGATGAAGTCTTGATGCTCTTGTGGAGCTGTTGCTTCTGGCTGGGGGGCTTCTTTAGTAAGATGCTGATTGAAATTGTCAAAGATATCGGGCATGATATTCTGGGTTTATGTTAAGACAAATATAAAAAAAGCAACCCTTCGCAGGGTTGCTGTTAAAATTAGTTAATATTTTGAGTATTTCGACATTACATCCTTCCAAGTATCTGCATCCATTTGGAAGCAAGTTCCTGATTCTTCTTATAACTTAAAGAACCTTCCTGAAGATCTTGGTTCATGTTGGTAAGCCACTTACCAATTAGAGCCTGTGGATCATTACCCTGAGCATAATTCTTGAATTCTTCTTCAACACCTCCAGTGATCATCGCGGAAGTAAATAATTCATTGTCGATCGCTTTCTGAACTGTTTCCGGATAAATATTTTTATCTCCTTGAGGATTCTGTTCATCACGTCGGTATGAATTATTCAGGTAATCGAAAGCCATATAGAAAGCTTTCATCTCATTGTACCTGTTCTCCTGGCCACCGCTATTTTCCCCGAAGAAGTTTTCACCCTCTGCCTTAAACATAGGATCCTTGAAAACTTTTTGTTCAAGTTGGTTTTTGGTGCCTTCAAATAAAATCTGTTCCTCTTTAGTATTGGCAGATATCTGGGCGATAGCTTGAGCGGAAACATTTTCCTGCTTCACAGTATCGGTAAGATCATCGTACTTCCCAAGGATAGCACTCATCTTAGTTTTGATATGAGGCTTGCTAAGATCAATTTCCTTGTAGAATAGGTTTCCGTCTTTATCTTCCAGGGCAACCACTGTAGTCATTCCAGCTTCAGAAGTGTAGCCTTTGTCGATTTTCTCGGTGTTTTCTTTATCAAGTTCACCATCATTATCGTAAGCATTTATAAGTAAGGCATCATTGCCATCACTTGCCATTTTGGATTTAAGAGCTGTGGTAACTCCCACAACTTTAAAGTTACCTTTATGATCAGCTGGATCCAGTTTATTATCACCGGTAAGCTTCACACCATCCATACGATACATATCCTCTGTAGGAGTGAAATCAATAACACTTCCACCTTCCAGCTTAAATCCTAAACCTTCTTTACCGAAAATAGCATCAGCAAACATAGCCTCGTTACCTTCCATTACAGCGTAAGATTCTTTCAATCCTACTTTATCCTTGAATAAAGTTTCAGCGAAACCACCAGGTACCATATTCAATCCTATATCTGTGATATCGAAACCTTCCTCTGAAAGAGAACGCTTGTAAGCTTTAGGTTGGAATTTGTTTCCAAGCAGCTTTCCGATCGTAGGATCAGATTTGCGTAAATTATCGATAAGGTTACCTTCATACTTGCCATTGATATCTGCAACGGTTAAACCTGCAGGTATCTTGGATTTAAGAACGTTCAGCTCATTCAGGTAGCTGATAGTTCCTTCATCTTTTTTATTGGTTGAGGTCTTCTTATCGTAAGCAGCTTTCTCCTGGTCAGCGATCATCTTTTGGCGAAGCATTGTTGTATTGCTACCTTGACCACCATATCCCATCTTCTTAGCGAAAGCTACAAGCTTTACATAATCTTCCGGGTTCTTTTGTGGATCCAATTCAGGTGCATCCGGATTCTGAATTTTATAATTCCCCATAATCTTCATTAGGTTGGAATTGTAGCTCAGAATATTATTGATAGGAATTTCAGTGCCATAATCGAAATTAGCTGAAGGTGGAATTTCCACCTCAGTCATCATTCCGGAATAAGAAATAGGACCACCATCTTCATTGTTCTGATAAGCTTCCATTGCTTCAATATCTCTGGGAGCTAAAAGATGGCCGAAACCTTTTTCTTTTATCTCGAGTATTTTTGCAAGGTTCTTTTTATTCTCCTTGTACTGGTTCGCTTCATCAGATTGAATAATACCGTTCTGGATATCACCAAGGACATTGATTCCACCCTGAGCCATAAAGTCCTTACGTGAACCACCTGTTTGAGACAGGTGTTCACGAATTGTTTTCTGAGCCAATACAATCTTTTGATTGATTTTCTTCCTATCCTTATCGAGCATTTGATCAGCAGTCTGATACATTTTATCATAGAACATTTGTTCCTGTTGCTGAGCTTGGATCTCTGCCACTTTATCTGATTCGATATTTTGTGACATTCGCTCTAAAACACTAAGGTCACGAATTTTACTTTCGCGATCCTGGGTGCCTCCTGTAAGTCCTATTAAACCATTCATAGCTTATTGTGTATTGTTAAGGTTGGCTAATTTTTCTAAAGCTTCGTTCATAAATCCATTGTCTGCTACTGCAGTTTCAGGTTGAACAGATGGCTGTCCTATTCCCGGAGCTCCAAGTAATCCCTGGGGCTGAATTGTGGGAGTAGCTAATATTGGAGCAACTGGCTTCAATTCGTTTACTGTGGAAACTGTAGGCTGTACAGCTTCTTTTCTGCTAACAGATAATAAACCGAAATCATCTTGCTTCAATGCAACATCCATATTGTCCATTTTAACCTTCGCTGGATCCACATTCGGATTTTTAGAAAGATAGTCTATGAATTTAAACCTGCTCTTTTCGTCGGTATTATTCTCAAAGAATTGACCGGCCAGATTTTTCTGAGAAGGATTAAGAGAATTTAATTTTTGGTGGTACTCACTGGTTATACCGAATTTTTCCTGATCAGCAGCTTTCTGCTTATCGAAATAACTTTTGGTACCCGGAGTATCACCCAGACCATTATCCTTAGCCTTTGGATTGAAACCAAACATTTTCTGCATAAGGTGTGCCTCATACATAGAATTGATGCTCCCCGGTCCATTCTCCTTCTGGTATTTAATACCTTCAACCATTTGAGCGAAACCAGCTGTGGCTAAAGCTCTACCATCTTGCTGTCGTTGAATACCCTGTTGATATTTAATAGAATGATTTGCAACGTCCCTGCGGGCATCAAATTCATTCTTATATCGGATAGCTTCACCATATTGCTGAAACGCTTTCTCTTTGGCTTCGTAGTCCGCAAGACCTATATCAATGATACCTTTGTTCCTTGCGGTTTCAAGTTGCCCCTGGTTACCAAGTACCAAAGCTCTGTTTCCTCCGGAAGCATTTTTGATATTCTCCAATCCACCTTGATAAGCTTCAGCAAGCTTTGTATTCATAGCAGCTTCCACCTCAGCTGGAAGACCTTCTTTTGAACGCTTGGCCAATTCAGAAGTAAACATTTTTACTGCCTGGGAAACCTCTTCAGTCCTTAATGGAATGTTGGCATTTTTAGCCTGTTCATTTCCAATCAGTCCAAGGGCCATTCCCATAACAGCATCTATTGGAAGTTCTCTCTTGGATTCAACTGGAGAAGTTGAACCATCCTTCACTCCGAGAAGTCCTAATTTTTGGTCAAAATATTCATCTGCAGCGTTGGACTTTTCCAGACCAGGAGTTTCTGTTTTATCTTCAGTTTTAGCCGCTGAAGTTTCTTCTTTTTTATCTGCAGCTGTAGATTCTTCTGTAACAACCGGCTTTGGAATATCTGGTACCAGATTAGGATCAATTTTCTTAATCTCAGTATATCCTGTTGCACCAGCAATATTATCCCTTAAGCTTTTATCAAACACAAGATTTCCTTTTCGACTGTTTGGCTCTCCGCCAAAAAAGTCGAAAACACCAGCTACTTTATTTGAGAAGTTATCTACATCAAAATCAGTAAATCCTTTCACGTCAAATTTTTCACCAGTCACATCAGCATAAGATCCTTTTACAGCTTTGATATAATCCTGGGACTCTATATTGTAAATAAAGTTTTTTCCTCCGGAGATCTTAATGCCATTCTCTTTAGCGAACTGCTCAAACTCTTTTGCTTTTTTACCAGAACCAAGATTGATACTTCCCTGTTTCAGTTTGCTGCCATTCTTTCCTTTGTCAAAGAAAAAATCTGCCTGCTCGCCATACTCCAGAAGTTTCTCAAGCTTCTCTTTTTTACCTATAAGTTTTTCCTGAGCTTCAGTTTTATTAGTGGCATTCCTTCCATCTATGTAATCATTAACTACAGGTAGATACCCTTCAGCTTTATATTCAGATTGAAGTTCCTGGATCCTCTTATTTCTCTCACCTTTGGAAAGGTCCGGAGTAAAATGAATGATCGTATCAACTTTATTGAAATAGTCTTTAGCGATCTGCTCCTTTTCTTTTGGAGACATAACTTCAATATCAGTTACCTTTTTGGCACCGGTAGCTTCCAGAGCTGAATTGTATTTATTAAGATAACCCTTCATAGATACATTATCTACAGTGGCTCCGTTCACTCCTTTTTTAGTGGCTTCTCTATAAGCTTCTTTCCCGCCTGTAATAGCTTTGGTTGCTACTTCTGGTGATTGGAAATGAAAAAACACCGCTGCTTCTTCCAGGGTGAGTCCTTCAGGGTTTCCTTTACCAAGCGCTTTGTTTGCCTGAGGGATTATATCATTTTTTACATAGTGCCTGAAATAAGAATCCTGAAGAGATGGAGATCTTAAAAAATCTTCGTGGGTTTTAATATCATAGCCATTCTTTTTGGCGAAAGCGGTTATATCCTTCCACCAGTATTTTGGAACGAATTGATACTTACCAAGCGCCTGCATATCAGGATTTGAGTTTTGCTTATTACGGGCAAGATATCCATCCTTTGCAGACTCAACTTTAGGTATACCGGTTTGAAGATTTTGAACGATCTTATCGATAGCTTCTTCACTTAATTCATAAGGGGGCTTTGGCATGATTTCTAATTTATGATATTAAACCTAATTGTTTTTCGCGTAAAGCTTTCAGTCCGTCCATAGAGACAAGGCCCTCAGATATAGCGTAAGTTTCTTTTGCTTCAGCATCCTCAATAGCATCATTTTTCAAATTATACTTCTTACGATTGTCGTAGTATTTCTTTTTAGCATCATTATGAGCTACTGCAGAAATACCACCGCCAACTGCTGCTCCTATTGCCATACCCCAAGGGCCTGCAACCTGTCCGAGTTGCGCTCCTTGGGCAGCTCCCTGCATAATAGCTCCACCAGCTTTACCTACTCCACCTCCCTCAGCTGAAGTATCAAACTGTCCTCCCTGAGCATTACTGAGCAATCCCATTGCGGCTGGCGCAGCATCCATAACAGCTCCCATTGCTCCCGCGGCTTTACCTCCTGAAGCGGCACCGCTATCTGAAGATACTGAAGCTTTTAGATCATCCGTACTGGCTAATCCTTCTGCTCCGATATTTGGTTTAGGACCTGCAACTATACCTCCAGGTTTTAAAGAAGAAACTGCCTGAACTTGTGGTCTTGGGCGTTTTAAAGGTTCTCCCTCTGTTGCGGGAAACCTTTTTAAGAAATCGTCTAATGCTGAATCCATTTTTCTGAGGGGTTTTTGTCACAATTATACCATATAATTGTGACAGATTTTTCTTTCTATTGATGACTAAACCTGAGGCTGTTGATTACGGCTAAGATATCAACTTTTGCTTTATTTATACTTTCTGCAGTAACTTCTACTGATATCCAATTACCTCTTAAATCTGCTAACTCTACTTCAGAGATAGCTTCATTTTTAGTTGGAATTGAATGATTCCCTTCCCTGAATTTATATCCCGGGTGATTACCTAAAACAAATCTTGTTTGGCCAAGACTTGTTTTATATAGTACCTGACGAACCGGATATTTCATAGAAGTAACAAGGCCTGTCTGTGCATACTGAAAAACTTTATCAACCTGTGAGTTGACTATTATCTCATATTTGAAAAGCTTCTGCTGGCTAAATAAATTAAGCGGATCTCCTTCATTTAATTGATGCAGTACGTGGTTCATATTGCGTACCGGAGCATAAAGCTTTTTATCAAAATTGATGTAAAGATCATTATTATACTCATACTCTCCATTGAAACAATCTAACATTTCATTGTAAGATAGCAATATAGATTTGCCACTGGCACATCTTATCCGGATACAGGTTTCTTTATGCTTCTGATCAAAGAAAGCTTCAGTATCTACAATACGATCTGTTTTACACTGGTCCCAGAAGTCCAGGTGAAGAAGCTTTGCAGCAAGCATAGGTTTGTCAATCTTCACGAATTCAATATGTTTTTCGTCAAAGAATGAGAAACCAAAATCACTCTCGGCTACAGCTCGTCGAATAGAAGTTCCGTAGTTACTCAAAATCTTATGACCATCTACAACGGTACCGGATCCCTGTTTCAGATTTATTGGGGTTCCATCTGCATCAGAAATAATTCTATCGGTACCTATGTAGATTAGGGAAGTCTGGTCTTCCTGAATAGCGAAAATATCTTCTTTATGCCTAATAATATTTGAAATATCACCTTTGTTCTTTTCAAGCTCTGCATAGAAGTTATTCGGCTTAAACATCGTCCAGGCGTCATAAGTTTCTCCGGCAAGCTTAACATCTGAAACAGCGATCACATTCCCCATATTTGGATCATCCTTAAACTTGAAAGGTTTAGGAATGAATTGCTTCATATTGTTTTCATTGAAGTAAGCTTCATTGATTACTTCGGGCTTTTGCAAATCAAATTTGTGGCTTCCACTCTGTCTGTAGAATTCATATCCATAAGTAAGCTTTGGTTCTACCTGAGTTTCCAGAACTGTAACATAGTTCCAGGCTCCGTGCCTAAGCCAGGTAGTAATTTCACCTTTAGCTCTACCACCACCAGCATTATCGAATTCTATTTCTTCGATAGTAGCTTCTCCTGCATCATTCTTTGTCCGGATATTTAAAGTCATATAGGTATCAGCTCCACAATCAAAAGACTGTATCCCTGTATTTTTAGATACAGGGATAGTTCTGCTTAAAGGAATAAATACGTTTCGGCTGTAAGCCTGTTCAGTACGTCCACCGTACACTGAAGTCCTGTTGTTACGATAAATATTGATAAGAGGATATGTATCATAAACTAATTTGTCTGATCCGTCAAGCCTTATTTCACCTTCAACATTGTGTACATTCGGACCAATGAAACTATCAGTAAATAGATCTACTGAAGTTCTAATGATCGTAGTTTTATAACCCGGAGAAGTAATTGCGTGCCCCCATAAATCTGCTCTTGGTCTTCCATCCTGATCATCCCATCTTCTTTGGTATGAACTATAATACCAAGGCATACAAGGCAATACCATTGCATTATTTGAGATATCGTGATCAATATCAAAAGCATCCCCGGAGATTACTTCCCCGCGGCCCATTGTCCTGCTCCTGTCAATTATAAATTCCTGCTTAGGAATGTTGAGGTATTTAGCAAAAACAGAAACATTTATAAAATAAGATTCGGTAGTTCCTGACTCTCTATCTTCTCTGGCTGCTCTTGGCAATCCCTCAACGTGGGTATCTCCATCAATCTGCTCTTCTAATATTTTCCTTGAAAATTTAGGATACTTCTCATTAAGGCCTCCATAGCCTCCATGGTTCATTATTACTCTGGGAGTGTGATCAGTATTTAGTTTTGCAATAACATTTAACCTGGAACTGGATAAATACTGATCTGAGATCTTGTTATAATACAAGTCCGGAGAATCGAAATACATCAATCTTCTGTTTGTGATTATTCGTTCAAGATATCCATCTCCCTGATAATTATAATTTTCACCATTCTGATCATATTGATTTAATGGATCTCTTTCATAAACAGGACCTCCATAATAAGGCAAGTTCCATTTATTCTGAATTTCCGTTGGCATTCTATGGTGATCATCACCATTAGTCTGAGTTCTTTGCAATGGAGCTGCAATACCCTGACAGAGGATTGTCCTGTTATCTTCTGTACGCTCAACGTAAAGTATCTGGTACATAGATATAAGTTTCTGCATTTCGCAGCTTAAACGCACCTCTATGTGCATTTTAATTCCGTGGCCATACAAAATACCATTCTCTACAGATTGGTTTGTGTAGGTTTTGGAAGTGATCACCGGGTTCCCCTGGTTATCTACAGAAGAAATAAGATCTCCTATCTCTGGTATCATCAAATCACCACAAGGAATTGAGAAGTATCTACTGGAAGCAGGATCGTAAGCCTGGAAAGCCAATCTATATATTTCTCCTTTCATACAGTACTTCTCACCTGAGGGTACCATATAATCCAAAAGCTTACCGGTTCCATCATAAACCGAAGTAGCCTGCTTTAAAAGAGGCTCTTTAAATTCCCGGTAAGTAACTCTTATTCCGTTCCCTTGGTTAAATCCAATAGATTCCGCACCGTGAACCATCTTGAAAGTATTTACTGCCGGAGCAAGGAATACAAGATTATTTTTAAAGTTTTCGATGAACTGGTCATTGTTCGACTCGAATACATAATTTGATAAGTCTGTTTGCACAGTATCATCAATTGGAGAAAGTAGTAACTGGCCATCGTTGTTTTGAACTTTTAAGTTTGGAAACAGGATGTTGAAATTTGGATCATTCTGTTGCTTTCCAGTTAACCAGGTAATTACTTCAGGCATAATGCTTGAATAATTTTCCAAGGTAAGAAGTGGAAAGTCTATACTGATGGAAAGGTCTACAAGCTTATTTGTAAACTTTAGTGTACACGGCCCGAAAGAAGATATAGTTTCATACTTCTTTTGTTTTACATAAATCAACTTCTGAGTATTGGTTGGATCGATATAACGATATTCCCAAGGCTCAGGGTTCATTAACGTATTAAAGGTCTCTCCATTCTTTTTCCAGCTATGAAGCGGAAAAAGATATTCTAAGTTTTGTATCTGGGTTGGCACAGGATTATTTCTAAGTCCTGCAGCAATAAGCTTATTCTTTTTGGAAGTGAAGTCATTACAATATTTCCAGGTGTTTTTAAATTCAAGGATATCATTGATTGTAATGTTATCTGAGAATTCAGGTTCATTTCCAAAGTGTTGGAATTCTACCACATTAGAAGCTCTCTTTATTCCTAAATTTCTGATAGCAGTAGGTATGCCTTTGGCTTCAAATTCTACAGCAATACATTCTACCTCAGCTGAGGTTTCTGGATTGATAAGATTGATTTTAATCTTAGCCATTTTCCCGGTAGTTTCTCCGTAGTTACCACCTCTAAACCTGATATCTTCATTTTCAGGAAGAATATCAGCATAAAAAGAG